ATGGCAAAGGACTTCCTGGCCGAACTGATCGAAGAGCGTACTCGACGCAACCCGAAGTTCCCGGACTTGGTCGCGGAAGCAACTCGGCGACGAGAGCTCGCGAGTCATCTGGTCAAACGACGCGAAGCGCTGGGCCTCAGCCAGACCGTCGTTGCTGCGCGCATGGGCACTGCGGCATCCGTGGTGAGCAAGCTCGAGGGCGGCAGCGATGTGAAGGTTTCAACCCTTCAGCGATACTGTACCGCGGTAGGGGGCGATTTCTCACTCGTCGTTCGAGACGGTGTGCTCGATCGTCCGTGGCGAAAGTCGCGCAAGTCGCGGCCGAAGGTCAAGTTGCGTGGCCCCTCCCGGGCTTGAACCGGGACTGTCTTTCGACAAAGGGATTTTAAACCCCATAGCTGAACAGCGCGCAACACGCGCTGTGAGTGTTTCTGGACACTTAGAACACTCGACACAGGATAATCACGGTCAATCAGAAGCGGAACTTGTTCCAAATCCGTCCTACCCGCTTCCGGTTTGGCTCCTCACCCATGCGTGGGAGTCGCTGCTCTATCGAGGGGCGCCGGCCAACGACGTTACCCCCGAAGAGTTCCGCAAGAAGGCGCGCGAGTGGTTCGAGAAGCGGAGGGCCGCGTGAAGCGCCGCCGCAAGCTCACCCGCGGGGCGACTGACGGTCGAATCGGCCGGTCCAGCGCGCCTGAGGCATCTGTGGAGACGGGCGCTATCTACAATGGGCGTCGCTACACGAAGGCCAGCCCGGTCGAGCAGTTACGGATCGTGGCTCTGCGCTCCCGGCGATCCGATAGCGGGTGCCTTGAATACCAGGGTCCGCTCAATCGCAAGGGCTACGGGCGTCAATTCAACCAGCTCGTGCATCGTATCGCCTGGGTAGCAACACACGGGGACATACCTGACGGGCTTTTCGTGTGTCACCGCTGCGACAACCCGCGATGCTTGGAGCCGACGCACCTGTTCCTCGGCACCAACACCGACAACATGCGCGACTGCGCACGTAAGCGCCGGCTTTTTCATCAACAGCATCCTGAGTTGGCTGTGCGCGGGGAACAAGTTGGAACGGCCCGACTGAGCAATAGTCAGGTCCTGCAGATTGCCAAACTGCTGAGCAATCGCACAAAAGAGTATCAAGAGATCGCCTCGCTGTTCGGAGTCAGCAAGGACTGCATTCACGACATAGCGTATGGCCGCAGCTGGGCGCACTTGACCGGTATCCAGAAACGCCCGAGGTCGCCTCGGGCTCCGAGGCGTGTCGGCTCCACTCTTGCCGAGCAGCAGGCCGCCAACCGCTCCACCAAACGCGCGGCCTGACGCGCTGCCGCGCCGCGAGTCCTTTTACCAGATCCAAGACTTTCACCGAGAGCGCAACAGGAGAAACCCATGACTGAAAAAGCAACGACGTTCGATTTTGGCTACGGCCCAGTGCCCGCACACCGACACACGAACCCCGATGGATCTGAGGGCGGCTGGGTCGCAGACAATGCGCAGATCGGCGAGGATTGCTTCATCCACCCGACCGCCACGGTCGGCGGCGGCTGCAAGCTGGGTGGCGGCTGCGAGCTGGGTGGCGGCTGCAAGCTGGGTGGCGGCTGCGAGCTGGGTTGGCGCTGCAAGCTGGGCTGGGGCTGCAAGCTGGGTTGGGGCTGCGAGCTGGGTTGGCGCTGCAAGCTGGGTGGCGGCTGCGAGCTGGGTGACGGCTGCGAGCTGGGTGACGGCTGCGAGCTGGGTGACGGCTGCAAGCTGGGTGGCGGCTGCGAGCTGGGTGGCGGATCGCTGCCCGACAGGTCCGTCTACGGCTACGATCTGACGGACATCCCCGCCGTTCCCAACCTCGAACAGGAGACGGCGCGGCGCGTGGTGGGTACGGACGCGCTGGACATGCGCGACTGGCACCACGCCTGCGGAACCAAGCATTGCCGGTCAGGTCACTACATCGACCAGGCTGGCGAGGCGGGTTACGCGCTCGAGAAAAAGCTCGGCCCCGTTCTCGCCGGTGCGCTCATCTACTGCAAGTCGACGGGCAAGACGCAGTACCCGGACTTCTTCGCCAGTAACGAGGCGGCGCTCGCCGACATCGAGCGTTGTGCGGCTGAGGAAAAGGCGAGACAGGAAGCTACTACCACCACCGAGACGCCGAGCACCGCGGGATGAGCCTCGGACGCTCCACCCCACTCGCGCGCAGAACCCCACTGAAGCGCACCGCTTTCACCCGGAAGCCTCCTCGCGAGGCCCGGGTGGCGGACGGGTCTGCGCGCCTGACCGATCGCGAGCTCGGCAAGCTGAAACGCAAGTCGAAGCTACCGGTTCGCAATGAGGGTCGGTCGAAAGAGACCGAGCAGATCCAATTCGAAGGCGGCATCGGTCACCGCGCGTGGATCTGCAAACGTCGCTGTCTAGTCTGCACGGCACCATTCAGTGATCCAGCGCATGCAGTCTCCCGTGGCGCTGGCGGCAAGTGGTTTCACTTGGTTCCGTTGTGCCGCAAGCACCACACCGAACAGCACGACCACGGGCTCAAGACCTTCCAGGCGAAGTATCAGGTGAATCTCAGGTCAGTGGCGAGACTACTGGCCCAGGAACATCTGAACGAAGTGTTGGGTTCCGAAGCGGCACGGGAGGGGGCGTAGATGGACGGTTCCCATGTTCCAATGCCGAGCAGCAGACCCGCTGGAGTGGTGGCTGCTGCGCCAGAAGTGGCTGCTGACCGCCCAAGCTCCGGATGCGGAATGGCAGGAGCGCGAGTTGGGGAGGTGTCAACGAAACATCGTGGCACTGCTGAAGCTGCGAACATGGAAGAAACCTCAACCGATGCCGCAGTTCAAATCCAAGCATGCCCTGTCTCGCGAGACGAAAGCCAAGCTGAAGCGATTGGCGGGTCACAACGCCCACTACTACGAGCCGATCGATCCACAGTGGAGCGGCGGGATTCCCGGGAAGCGAATCGATCCGGACATCGGAAAACACTGAGCACTGCGAGGGCCGCCTAAATGCTCTTCCGCGACCTCAACAAGCGCGCCGCCTTCCAATCCTGGCTCCAAGCCAATCACCGGGAGTTCTACGACCGATACGCCCGCGCGTTGCTCGTCGGCAAGTCAGCCCTCGACGCGATGCAGCCGGAGCGCGACAGGCTCTTCCGGGATTTCGAGACGACGTTGCTGCCGGCGAGACGGGTGGTGATTTCGTGACACTCAAAATCGGCTCTCTGTTCTCTGGTATCGGTGGGCTCGAACTCGGTCTTGAGTGGGCGCTCGACTGCGAAACCGCGTGGCAGGTCGAGCAGGATCCGTTCTGCCGTTCCGTGCTCTCTCAATGGTGGCCAACTGCTGAAAGGTTCGATGATGTCAGGACAGTTGGGCGAGCAAACCTCACTCCCGTTTGGCTCATCTGCGGAGGATTCCCCTGCCAAGACACTAGCAGCGCCGGCAAGGGAGCTGGCCTCGGCGGTGCTCGCAGCGGCCTTTGGTTCGAGATGGCGCGAATCATTGCCGAGCTCTGTCCGCAGTGGGTCGTCGTCGAAAACCCAACTTCGGGCGCTGCTCGATGGGTCGACGTTGTGCAAACAAACCTGGAACAGCTCGGCTATGCGAGCCTACCGGTCACGATCCAGGCAAGCGACTGCGGCGCTTTGCATCGGCGTTCCAGAACATTCGTCGTTGCCAACGCTAATCAGCGGGTCGGCGACGTACATGCGGGACCATGGCAAGAAGGATGGGAAGATCCGTGCGACACTCTACGGGCTAGCGACGAGCGGATTGCTACCCACACTCACGGGCTCAGGTCACTCACTGCCGAGCAAAACGGGAACCACAGCACCGGGGGGGGCATGCCCTGGGTTGCTGCCGACGATGACATCGTGTCCTCGGGGGCGCGATCCGAGTCAGATTCGCGGGGAGGACGGACGGCACCCTCGCACGAGCATGGTGTCGATGCTGCTGCCCACACTAACAACGTCGAGACTGGGATCGCTCTACGAACGCGGCCCGAACTCGACGGGGGGGGGCAAACTACTACCCACGTTGACAGCCCAGAGCTACGGCTCGAATCAGGGCGGCTCAGCGGGGAGAGAGGGGCAGCCGAAGCGCGAATCGCTCGACTCGCAGCTCGGAGCAAAGCGTGGCCCTGGTCTGTCGCGGGAGTGGACCCTCTGGTTCATGGGGTTTCCGGGCGACTGGTTGAGCGTGAGCGACGGGCGCTCGGCAACTCCTGCACGCCGCAGCAAGCGGAAGTCGTCGGGCACGTAATCAGGCAGCTGTGTGAGGCGAGTGGTCAGGCGGTGGCAGCGTAATGACCTGGCTACTTTCCTCCAGCTCCGATCCGCGCGCGCTAGCCGTTGTCGACGGCCTCGGGCGCTTCGCCGCGCACGGCCCGCACTACTCGCGTCGCACACCCGGATCGAAAACCTTCACCGGTATCGGTCAAGAGGTGGTGCTGCTGACCGAAGATGAAAGCGCCGTGTGGGCGTGCGTGCGTCAACGCACTCCGCAGCGACCGGGTAGCGGATCAAGTCGTGGTCGCACAGGCAAGACCGACACCATTGCCCGCTACGTCTTCCGCAACATGCTGTTCCGCAATCTCGGGGCGCAACTGTCGTCTGTGCTAATTCGTTCGGCGCTGGCAGCCACGTACGTCGAGTGGTCGAAACGCTACGGAGCGCCCCCCCCCGAACGTTTGAGAACCGAGGTCGATACCAAGCGCGTTCGATCCTCAAACCCAGGCTGCTGTTACAAGCTCGCTGGCTGGATTCCCGATCGCGTTGTGCGCGGGAAGCTTTACCTGTTGGCGCCGGAAAGGGTGGCTGAGGCAGCATGACCCAACTCACCTTCACCGGTTCGCCAACGGTCCCGCCCATCACCAGAGCGGCAATCCTGAGCCCGTGTGGCCTATACCGCTACACGCTGTCTCGTCGCTGGAATGGCGCTGATCTGAACGACTACGAGCGCGTGCTTGTGTTCATCATGCTCAACCCGAGCAAGGCGGATGCACTGAAGGACGACCCGACGATCCAGGCCTGCTGTGCCATCGCCAGGAACCTCGGCAAGGACGGGATCGAAGTCGTCAACATGTACGCCTACCGGGCAACAGACCCGAAGGATTTGGAGGCCGCGGGCTACCCAATCGGGCCCGACAATCAGCAGTGGATTTCGCTGGCCGTCACGCACGGCGACAAGAACCCCGTCTGTGCTTGGGGGGCTGGCGCACAACCGGAGCGAGCGCGCGAGGTGTTGCGGTTCATCCGTGACCGCGGCGCCGTACCGCATGCACTGAAGCTCAACAACGACGGCAGCCCAGCTCACCCGCTGAGTCGCGGCAAAGGTTTCATTCCGCTGACTACCAAGCCTTTTCCGTACGAGGTGGCGTCGTGACTGCAGTGCTCGTCGCATTCCCTCTCTGGCTAGCCACCGGCGCCTGCCTGTGGGGATTGAAGGTGCCGCAGTGACCGTCACGAAAGCCCAACTCCAAGACCCGCGCTTTCATTCATATGAAAAGTGCCTGGCGACCGGTTGTAAGCCGATCGAGTGCAACTGCGGAAGGTGCGGCAGTCCGGCGCTGATCATGCCGGCCCTCACGACGCAGACGCCGTCCACTGGCACACTGATCTGCCCGTCGTGTTGGCACCCGGTAATTGGCCGGATGCTGCTCACGGTCGCCAAGCAAGGCGGGCGCTCCTACATCCGCGCCAAGAAGTGGCAGCCCTTCGTTCAACAGCTGCTGGACCTTGGTCTGCTGCGCGACGAAGGCGACGGCTACTATGCGCTGACCCCACCTGCCCTGTCTGTGCTCTGGGTAAAAGAGAAAGCAGGTTGGGAATTTGAGAATGCCCATGCTCGCGGCTGGTACCGCAGTGTGCGCCTGAACGGTGACTGGGCCTCTGGTTACTGGTCGCACGGTGACACCGGGCACTGGGTGCACCATCGCTGGGGCCCATCCCGTAAGCCGTGGCCGATCAAGGGGCATGGGATGCTTCGTTACGGAGATGCCGCATGATCGAACTCACCGAGTCCAAACTCAATGTGCTGCGCTACTTGGCGGAGCATCCCGGAAAGCATTCACTTACCGCGGTTGCGGGTGCACTTGGCTACACAGCGCCGTCAGGGCTTCAGACGCAGGTGCCTGCGCTGGAGGAGCTGGGCCTCATCACGTGCACACGCCTCAGGCAGTTCAAGATGCTGGAGATCAGCGCTCGTGGCCTTGAGCGATTGAATCAACGCGCCGAAGGTGCCGCAGAGGAACCGGCGGTGACCCCGGCTACGGCCGTATTGCACCCCAAGTTTTCCCAGGTGCTCGATCTGATCCGCGCACACATCTCGCGCCAAGGCATCGAGCCCACGGTCGGGTCGCTCGCCGCCAGCATCGGCCTCAACAATGTTGGCATTGCGCTGCGCTTGGAGGTGATGTGCGCGAGAAAACTCGTCAAGCGGCACACGTTCGGTAACCGCTCGTTCGTAACCCTTTACGGTGCCGAGTGGAGCGATCGGGCGCGGGCCGGCGAGGTCATCAATTCGACGGGCAAGCGTCGTGGCCCGTTGCCGGATGATGACGGCGACGCGTCTGCCAAGATCGCGGCGGAACCGCCGGTGCAGCCCACGAAGCCGGCAGCCAAACCCGGCCAGCAATGGAAGGGTCGCACCGTGGACCCGGGAACTCCACTGACGCGAGCCGACCTAGCACCCATCTTCGAACGCCTGGGTGAGCTGGTAGCCCGCCTCGAAGCCGTTGAAGCGCGTCCGATTGCGACTGCCCCAGTGACGCTGGCCCGCGGAGGCAATTCGCGCCTGGAGGCTCTGCATTGGGTCAAGCAAATCCACAGCACATCACTCGGCCCACAAGACTTCATTGCGAAGCTGAACGCCGAGATCACGCGCCTGATGCCGCAGCCTGAGCATCTTCGGAGGCAGGCATGATCCCCACGATCATCCTGTACCAAACGGTGGATCAGATCCGCGCCGTTCATGACGACGCGGCGGTGCAGCTGCTACGCGACCTGATCGAAAAGGCTCGCTACGAGCAGCCCGCAGAGGAGCGGGCCGGGGTCATTGCTGAAGGGAGCGCCAAGCAGCCATGAGCTTGAACCCCGATGATCGCACAGACTTGCCGCCCGCAGAAACGCGGGAACAACGACGCTCACGCCGCAAGCGGGAGATTCGCGCAACGACGATCAACATCAAGCGCATGACCAAGCGCGAGCTTGAGGTGGGGCGGGCAGAGTTTCCGCTGGAGCTTGGTTGGCGGCCGCTAACACGCGGAGACTGCGTCGATTTGGTTCGCCCGTGTCCGTTCGTGGCGTGTCGGTACCACCTGTTTGTGGATGTGTCGCCCGTGACCGGCGCGATCAAACTGAACTTTCCGGATCTGGAACCCGACCAACTGCAGCAATCCTGCGCGCTCGACGTGGCCGATCGCGGCGGCACGACGCTGGAGGATGTTGGCGCGATCATAAATTTAACGAGGGAGCGGATCCGACAGGTGGAAACGAAGGCCATGGCCAAGCTGGAGCTGGCGCGCGAGATGCTGGTCGTCCGCGAGCTGGTAGACGAGGGGCCTCACGGCAAACGTCGGCTGCCGATCTTGGTCGAGCCTGACGAGGACAGCGACGACGACTTCGAAACGGACACTGATTGGAACGAGGAAGAGGAGGTTGTCGCTTGATCTGGCTCATCGCACTATCAACCCTTTCAGCGCTGCTCGTCGCCGTCTGGTTCGGCTTCAAGCTGGGGACCGAGCTGCAGGCCAGACACACAGCCAGGCAGGAGGCCCGCGCCGTGCAGTGGCGCAAGGACTACTTCGCCGTCCGTGATGCGCTGGTCGCTCTCACGCTGCGCACGCGTGCGATGCACCCGACGTTCCAGCCGGAGCAAATGATCCCAATTCACGTCAACGGGCCGTTCACGATCTCGAAAGGCGGGAAGGCTTGATGGTGCGCTACGACTACAAGAAGACCGGTGTCTCGCGCACCGGGATCAGCCGTGTTCCCGTGGAGCGACCAATCTTGTTCAGCGGACCCATGGTGCGCGCGATTCTGGACGGTCGGAAAACGCAGACTCGTCGCGTAATGTCTCCGCAACCAGTCCGGTCGTTGCCTAACACCAAGCCTTGGGTTGGAGGCCTAGACAACGGAACGATCCATTGCCCAATGGGATGGCGCTGGAAGAATCAATACTGGGCAGACGACAATGGTCTGAAAGGGAGAGGCCCGGTTGTCTCGCCATATGGCGGAATGTTTCAGCGGATGTGGGTGCGGGAGACGTTCGGTTTTCTCCAGTATCCTGGCGACCACGACGACATCGTTTGGCAAGCAGACAGAGCAGCCGCCCATTGCAATGCGGCTCGCGACGCGTGGTCTGGTGACGTCTTCTATCTGGAAGCAATCACTGAAACCAAGTGGCGCCCATCAATCCACATGCCCCGCTGGGCATCGCGGCTGACGCTGGAGATCACGAGCGTCCGGGTTGAGCGACTGCAGGACATCAGCGAGGAGGATGCGAAGGCGGAGGGGGTGACGCTCGACACGGTGCCAGCAACCATCAACGGCAAGCCTGGGACGTTCACTCCGATGACGCACAAGGTTGCGTTTGCCTATCTCTGGAACCAGATCAACGGCAAGCGCGCCGGTTGCTCGTGGGCCGACAATCCTTGGGTATGGTGCATTTCCTACAAGCGGTTGGAGGTGGGCAATGCCGATCAAGCCTGAAAACCGCCACCACTATGGGCCGGAATGGCGCGCAATCAGCAAGCGCATTCGCGAGGTACGCGCTGGCAACAAGTGCGAGCAGTGCAAGGCGCCGAACGGTGAACCCATCGAGCGCGGTGATGGTCGCAACGCCGATACGTACCGGTTGCTAGCCACCGGCGAGGTGTTTAACGCCGATGGTGAATCACTGGGCTATGCGCGTGGCGATGAATACGACACCGCAAAGCGGCCGATCGTCGTCGTGCTCACGGTAGCCCACCTCAATCACGACCCCTCTGACAATCGCGAAGAGAACCTGAAGGCGCTATGCCAGCAGTGCCACCTGCGCCACGACAAAGACCAGCACGCCGAGTCAGCGCGCACCACACGGCGAGCCCGCAAGGTCGCACGGGAGCTGTTCACATGAGCGTCTCGCAACCATCCGCCGGCCTGATGGAGTTCGATGTGACCGTTTACTACGAGGTCAAGCTCACCCACGTCGTGACGGAAATCCGGGCTGCAGCCGTCACCAGGCAGGCGAAGTCCGCGCATGCAGCGATTGCCGATGCCATGCAGGAGGTCAGTCACGATCTGGGCGTGCTTGCCACGCACGCTGAATGCACGGCGCGTCGGGATGTTCCCAAGGCCGCTGAGGAGGCGAAGGTCGAGAATCCGTGGATCTCGCTGGAGACAGAGAACAGCGACAACTGGGACAAGGAGGAAATACCGTGAGGACGGCGCTCTATTTATGGTGGCTGCGCGTCATCTACTGGTGGGCCTCGAAGCTGCCAATGCGGGCGTACGGCAGTGAGAGTGGGACGTACCTAGAGCGCTACGTGCGCCGCGATGGCGATCCAAAGGATGGTGAAGAGATCAAGCGCTTCGCGTGGAACAGCTACTTGCACCGCTTCTGTCGCAGCGATGAGGACCTCGACCTTCACAACCATCCTTGGCGGTGGGGCTTTGGGATCATCCTCTGGGGGGGGTACATCGAAGAACGATTGATGCCGGATGGCTCGATTCGTGCGAAGCGTTTCGGGCCCGGCGCCTTCAACTTCGTGACGCGCAACACGTTCCACCGCGTCGACCTCATTCGTCACGAGTGCTGGACGCTTTTCTGGACCGCGCCAAAGCGGTTCGATTGGGGATTTTGGAACCGGGAGACACGAGTGTTCACTGAGTTCAGGGAACGCCTGCGCCAACGTGGGCTGGAACCGAGGGAAGAATGATCAAACCGAAACGCAAAAAAAAGCGCGGCCAACGGATGGCTGCCAGCACCACGTCAAAACAGGACTACGGCACACCGACGGTCTTCACGGACGCTGTTCAGAAGCGCTTCGGCAAGATCGTGTTCGATCTTGCAGCCCACAACGATGGCAGCAACGCCGTGGTGGATCGCTGGTACGGCCCACGCGACAACTCGCTCGAGCAACGGTGGCACCGCATCTCGAAGCGGGGGCTGCTATGGCTCAATCCCCCCTTCGAGCGGATCGATCTGTGGGTCAAGAAGTGCGCGGCTGAAGCGGCGCTCGGCGCTCGTATCGCACTGCTGATCCCAGCGAGCATCGACGCCGTGTGGTTCCGTGAGCACGTGCTCGGCAAGGCGATGGTGCTGGGGCTGAGTCCACGGATCACGTTCGTTGGTGAGACTCACCCGTACCCCAAGCCCATGATGCTCGTCGTCTACGATTCGGGCATGCACGGGTTCGATCAATGGCGTTGGAAACCAACGCGCAAGGAAGCACAGGAGGCAATATACAATGCGATGCGATGACAAGGGCTTATCACTCAACAAACGAGAACTGAACGCGCTACTGAGGTTTTGCGACGACGACCCAGAAAGCTCACTCGACTTCGTTCAATTCAAAATCGACGAGAAGTTCTGCGAGGCTTACGCGACCAACGGGTTTGCGTCCGTCCGTGCTGCTGGACCAAGTGTCAGCGACGAACGGATCGGCGAGTGGTTCGTGCACCGCGACTTCATTGCGCTGTGTGCCCGGACCCTGGAGTCCGATCAGGTGTTGGTGTTGGCATTCTCGGGCGCCAGCATCAGCGAAGCCACCATCATGAAGGATGGTGAGGAGGTCGGAAACGTGGGGTGGCCTCGCGATGCCGCAATCGCGCAGAGCAGCATCAAGTTCCCCGATATCGCGACCCACATCCCCAAGGGCTCGCCCAAGGACGGGTGTGGGCTGCTCGCTGCGGGTGGCTCCTACCTCGCGCTGCTGGCCAAGGTCGAGCAGGCCGCCGATTGCACCGGCGTCGAGCTCTTCATTCCCAGCGATCCCGACAAGCCCATCAAGTGCCGCGTGGGCGCCCACAAGGACACCGTTTGGACCGTCGTGATCTGCACGATGCGCCTCGCTGACCTCGGCAAGGAGCTCGAGAGCGAGCAGGAAGAGCGACGGACGAAGCGCGGCAGCAAGAAGCAGCCGTCGCTTCCTGGAACGGAAGACGATGTCGACGCTGCGGTCGCCGAGGCAGGCTCGAAGTTCAGAAGCAGCATGCAGGACATTGCCGACGACGCCGGCGCTGACATCTCGTTCACGTCTTCGGTTGGCGGCAAGAAGGTTGGCAAGAGCGTCACGTTCAAGAGCCGCACGAAGGCAACCAAGAAGAAAGCCGGCAAGCGCTCCAAGCGATGACGACTGTCTCTTTCGACCACGGTGAGGAACCGAGTTCATGGCCCATCGCACGGCACTTGGCGAGGTTCTATCGGAAGCAGGGTTTCGACGCGAAAGCCCGTAGGGGCGTGTGCACCGTGGTGTTCCAAAAACCGAAACGCAAACAACGAAAAAGAAAACAGTGACCCAATCGATCCGCTCCAAGGCAGTGCAGCTCGGCTTCGACGGCCGCAAACCCAAGGTGGTGGACCGCCCGTTTGATCGCCATGCTGCGCTCGCCTTTGCGCGCGACGCGCTGACTCGCCCCCCGGTGGGTCCGTACGTCGTGCGCGTGGAGCCGGTCGGTGACCTCGTCGCTGAGTTCGTGCTGCCCTTGGAGCTGTGTCAGCCTCAGAACCGCAAGGGCAAGGCTGCCGCGTGGGCGCACGACCGAATCCAGCGTGATCTGTTCGCGACGATGCTTGCCCAATTCGGTGGGCGACGGCGAGAGAAGCCACTGCCCGGTCGCCCGCAAGTACTCTCAATTCGCTTCTCGTCGAACCAGCCCGACAAGTACGCGGACTGGGGGAAAGTTGCGACAGACCGGCTGTGCGTGCACGTCGAGCGCATCATGAAAACGAAGCGCGGTCGCAAGCGATCGCCAAACCTGAAACTCGGCATCATTCACGATGACGCGCCCGAGTATGCCGATGTGAATCAATGGTGGGAGAAAGCAACCCAGGCGCAGGGCTGCGTCTACATCCGAGTTTTCACTGGAGAATCATGACCCTTGAAGAATGGTTAGCGGTCGCGCCACCCGAGATCACCGGTGAGATCAAGACCGTCGTTCGGTATCTCGTCACGCGCAAAGCAGACGAGCAAACGATCATCGCAGCCGTGTGTGCTGAGCATGGGGTGACGTTTGAGCAGATCAGCGGAAGCAAGAAGCTTTCGAAACGGCTATCAGATGCCCGCCACGCGTGCCTGTTTGCGCTTGAGGAGGTTGGCTTCAGTTCTTGTGAGATCGGCGTTTTCTTCGGGTGTGACGGCTCAACAATCCGGCATGCCATCGATCGTCGCCGCGCTCGATACTTGAGGGGGATCGCAGCCGAATGAACTTCGCCGACGAGGACTATGTCCGTTTCTACACGCGCGACACCACCACATGGAAGATGATGGGGTGGCAGGCGCGCTGCGTCATGGCGCTAATGCTAAAGGGCAAGTTCGATCGCTCCGGGGTATTCGACTCGGGCGGTCACAACATGTCACACGCCGTCACAGCCGTGATCACGCTACCGCTGGAGCATGTCGAGGTTGGATTGGCTGAGCTTCTTCAGATGAAGATTTGGACTCAGAAGGGGGCGCTGCTGATATGGCCAAACTACGTCGAGGCTCAGAATTGCCGTCGCTCAGACCGCGCTAGGCAGGCGGAATCACGACGGAATCGGGCAACCGAGGCTATGGAGACTGGTGTGACAACTGTCACCAGCAGTCACACGCCGTCACAACATGTCACTCCTAGCCAAGCAGAGCCTAGCCAAGCAGAGCGATCTATTTCGTCGAGTTCGGGCAAGCCCTCACCCGACAAGAGAGTACTTAATGATGCGATTCGTCAGGTTTGGGAATTCTGGAAGGCCGACACACACCACCCCAAGGCCATCCTCGATCCCAAGCGAAAATCGTTCATCACGAAGCGGCTCCACGAAGGCGCGACTGTCGAAGAACTGTGCGCGGCGATCCGCAATCGACGCAACGATCCGTGGTTGATGGGTTCAGGCGGCAAGGTCTTCGACAGCATCCTCACTTTGCTGCGTGATCGTGATCAGGTGGAACGACTCGCAGCGTTGACCGAATCGGCGACGGGTGAGTATCCAGCCGAGACACGCGAACAGCGCGACGCGCGCGAGATGGATGCGCTTGAGCGCAAGGCTCGTGCTGGGAAATACACCGACAAGATCACCGAACAGGCCCGCAACGGAACGTTGAACGTTGCCAAGCTCCACAAGTTCATGCGTGACAAGGGGATCCCAATATGACGAACGATCACGAGCAGCGAGCAGATGCGATGGCGCGGTTTTACCAAAACTGGGAAGCGACCAAGCCACCACCGATCAGCGCTCCAAGGCAACCACCGGTCCTTGTCGATCACAATTGGCGTCGAGAATTGGATGAGCTTCACGAACTTGAGCGGGTGTGTGGTTCACTTGCTGTCGATGTTGTTCAGGTCTTCGACGGAACGAAGTTTGATGCAAACCGTGCCAACCGACGGATCAAGTTGCTAGGTAAACACGCTCGCAGGCTGATCGATGCGGCGCGTGAACTCCTCATCCCGGCTCGCGAAGTGAAGCGATTTGCGCTGCCTGATGGTCGGGTTCGACTGGTGTACAGCGACGGGCGACTCTTCACCACGAACGAGCCGGACACTGGGAAAGGCTTTCTTGTTGGGACGTGGTCGGACTGTCACGAGTACGAGGTGATCCGGTGGCATCGCGTTGAGGATGGTTTGCCCGCGCAAAATCAATACGTCATGGTGGCATCGAAGCATGGTGCGTTGGTCGGGATACAGTTCCGTGACGGCGCATGGCTTGGCTCGAACGGTGTGCGCATAGCTTTTCCACCGACGCACTGGGCGCCTTACCCAAAAGGGCCACGCCAATGAGCGTTCTCGTCGAGGTAGTTCCGGAAATCGCAGCTGAAGCGAACACCGTCGAAGTGTTGGCGAACGCGAGCAGCTACACGCCAGCGATTCAGAAGATGGTCGAGGACCTGATCGAGAGTTACCTCAGCAGCGACACCAGCGGTGGTAGTTCGAGTGGGTCTTCGTTCGGTGCCGCGCTCGAGCGCATGGCCGTGTACGGGTTTTTCAGTGAAGATTGCCCGCGGTGCGTGAAGTGGGTGAACCCTGTCACCTTCGATGTCGAGAAGAATCCAGCACCAGGTTTCACGAGCTCAGGCAAGGTGTGCTCACGGTGTAAGGGTCGCGCGGTCGTATCGGCGGTGCTCGACAAGGCCACCGAGGTCCCTGAGCTACGCACGGAAGAGGAGATCAATCAGTTCCGGATTCGACGCGCTGAGGTGAACCTCGTGCATGCGAGGTGCCCGCACTGCCACGGTGCCGGGAACGTCCACCCGAAGCCTAAGACGTACCTGTACGAGAAGTTTGGGGCGAGTTTCCCGTGTGGACTCTGCGATCGAACTGGGTACGTCACACCCATCACCGCGAACCGCAGCATGGCGCCTCAACACGAGTCGAGCTGCACGATGAACGAGGCGGATGCTGAACGCAACGGGGTGATCTCACGTGTGCTCGAGCACCTCGAGGTGAACGCGCCAAAGCAGCGTGAGGCGCTGGACCTGTACTTGGGTATCGACGGCGTGTACTGGCACAACCGCGACGAGTTCGGGAAGCTCGCAGGCATTGAGCCATCGCGGTTGTTCTCATTGTGGCCTGCCACCATTGCGGGCAAGAAGTTGGTGTCGTCGGCAAGGAAGTTGGATCTGGCGCGCGCCGCTGAGCGCAATGTGAATCCGATATTCTCCGAAATGAACGACCACCACGTGCTCGAACATGAGGTGAAGGAAGATCGCGACGCTCCGCAAGACATGCGAACTGCGCTCATCAAGCAAGCCGATAGTGCGGCGCGCCTCCTGTGGGACTCAGCGCAGTCTGCAATCAGCGTCTCCGACATTGCTACAGGTGCGAAACTCTTCTCGCTTGCGAAACGCGAAATGAAAGATCGGGAGTGACCAACGTGGGACGAAATCAGAGCACACAGCCACCCTTCGAGTTACGCCCCTGGTACCACCTCACCGACTTGGCGGAGTGGATCTTCAAAGACGGCGTGAAGCTTGAGGGGGTCGCTCCCGAGGATGAAAAAGACTCGCGGAAGCACTACTACGCGGCGCGTCGGTTCTTCATCAAAGAGGGGGTGCTGCAGAAGAACGGGGCGGGGTCTGTGGTGTGGACCGAGGACATGCGACAGAAGATGCCAAAGCTGTACAGCTGGCTCTTCGGTCGAGAGTTAAAACGGTACCAGGGGCCAGACGTATGACCGTTAGTGAGTTTAGGGTTGAAATTAGACTCAAAAACAACCGACTAGTTGTTGCTCGCGAACAGCTTAGGATGTGTCAGCGTGAGTTTTGTGATGCACTACACATCTCATTGCAGAACTACTGCGGGCTAGAAACGATGCGAAATAGCCCTATCAACAATCGAGGAGAATGGTCGCCTGTCGCTAGACGTGTGGCTGAATTTCATGGGCTCGGCTTGGAATACTTGTTTCCGAAAGCCGCGCTGGCAGTTCGTAAGAACTTGTTGAGGATGTCACTAACAGAAGCACAGATTATTGGCATATTGAAGAACAGTCCCAAGAGCGCATTCCAGATCGTGGCAACTACTGAGTACACTGCTAAGGCTGTTGCAGCCTTAGGGTGTCTAAGTGCGCGAGAGCGCGAGGTGGTTCTAAATAGAGTTATTGATGAGAAGACCCTGCTGCAGTCTGGTGTTCAAAGGAACGGAAACGGTGAGGTGATGAAAACTGGCGTCACCTCAAGGGAGAGAACGAGGCAGATCTTCGATCGCGCGATGTCGCGTCTAGGTGCGAGGTTTAGACAGGATTTCGAAGTGGACTTTCGTGAAGCCGGTGACCTGTTCGCTGATTGAGGAAGAGGAAATCGCTAAGCAGGTCCGCTGGCCTAAATTGTTGCGTAGCGTTGTGCGGTGTTGCGTAGCGTTGTGCGGTGTGCGGGGCTGAGCCCCTTATATTATTATGGGGCGATCAGATTGGGACGGACGGTGGCAGGTTGGATCATCGAGCGATCCGTCGCTTGCCAATTCGTTGCCGCACCCGCTCTGCAGCCTTTTGCCTCATCGCTTCGCGGACGATTGCGATCGTGCCGCGCATCACAGGCGCGCCGAGCGCGACGGCGAGAGTCGCGTGCTTTGAAAGGCCGATCGTTTCGGCTGCTCGCTTCGTGCCAGTGGTTCGAACTAGTTCTGCCGCAAATACGCGGCACTCGTCGGGCGTGGCGACTGTCTTACCGTGGGTGACGTTGGTCATCACCTATTCAGTAGCCGATAGTTCCTCGAAATCTGTGGAATGCGATTCCCTACTTTTGCGCCTTCCTCATTGCGTCACGAAATTGGTTGTGGGGGATCTTGAGCGTTCGGATCGTTTCCAAGTATCGCCGCGGAACCATGCCTACTGCCGCAAGGCAATTCGCTTGTGACAGCAGAACTGGGAAGAGTGGAGATTGGGTTATCATCACGACATGATTGATCATTTCATAGGCCAATTTGCAGATTTCCGCTTCTGAACAGTAGTGAGTGAACACGTGGACCACGAAAACGTGCCCCAAAAGGGCCAGGAAGTGCTCGCAGAGGAGCGACGCACAGAGGCGGTGAAGCTCCGAATCGCAGGGCACTCGTACCGTCACATCGCGAAGCAGCTGGGTATCAGCCTGGCCCAGGCACACAAGGACGTGCAGACCGTTCTGAAGCGCACCCGGGACGAAGCCGACGAGGTTGCCGATGAAGCGCGTGACATCGACCTTGCTCGCATTGATCAGGGACTCAAGACAGTTCTGGAATTCCTAGAATCAGCGAAGGACGACGAGCTGAAGCTCAAGGCCATCGATCGCTTGGTGCGACTGCAGGAGCGGCGCGCCAAGTTGCTTGGTCTCGATGCTCCAGCGAAGGGAGAGTTGAGTGGGCCATCAGGAGGGCCAATCCCTGTTGCTCAGACATCGGCAACGCCAGCAGAGGCAGCTCGACTGATTCGTGAAGCGTTCGGTGCGCATGCAATGCGCAAGGATTCGGATGAAGCTGACGCTGGGAACGCCGGACCCGAAGATCCTAACCAAGTATCTGGGGATCCTTCCGTCCACTGAGTACGCGGCGCTTGTTGCGTGGCTGAGCCAGTTCTACAACTTTCAGTTGCGATGGTTGCTTGAGCAAAGCAAGCGCGCAGCTTCAGTGAAGGCCAGGCAGATCGGGTGGAGCCACACGACAGCCGGCGCTGGTGTTCTGTGGGGAGCTTTTCACGGCGAGCACACAACAATCATCTCTAAGGGCGAGGAAGAGTCCAAAGAGGTGCTCGATAAGGCGAAGAGACACGCGGGTGTGTTGGCCGCATTGGGTTCGCGATTCGCAGAGCCGATCCAGTCCACGTTTGACCGCCTGGTATTTCGCAGCGGTGGCCGCATCATTGCGTTGCCAAGCACGGGCGGCCGAGGTTTTACCGGCAATCTGGTGCTGGATGAATTCGCCTATCATCAGCACGCCGACAAGACGTGGGACGCAGCAGTCCCAGCGATGCGACTTGGTGACTTTCGCCTGCGCGTGATCTCGACACCGAACGGAACGGGCAATGCGTTCGCGAACCTCATTGAGGCAATTCGAAAGGGTGATCTAAAAAAGACCGTTCTGCATGAGGTGACGATCGAAGACGCCGAGCGCGATGGCTACCCAGTGGATTGGGATGAATGCTGGGAAGATGCGCATGGCGATCCGCGCCTGTTCGATCAGTTGTATCGTTGCAAGTTCCTAGACGGTAACCTGCAGTACATTCCAAGCGACCTATTCAATTCGTCGGTTGTAGATGAGATCGACGACGACGGAGAGGCATGCGGCGGGCTTGATATCGGAGAGACGCGAGACCGCACAGTGCTTGCGATTGTAAAACGTAAGCGGAACCAGAAAACACTGGTTCACATTGAGGCGCATCAGTCCACGGACGACGCGCTCCTTGATCAGCTCGCTAAGAAAGCGTTCGAGCAGTACAACTGCATTCGTCTCTGCGTCGACAAGACCGGCATTGGTGCGTTCCCTGCAAAGAGAATGCGGAAGCAATACGGCCGCAGGTTAGAGCCACTCGACTTCACGCTGAAGTCAAAAGAAGATCTCGCGACTGGACTCTATGACGCGCTCGCTACCAGTGAGTTGAGGATTCCGCGGTCCTACAACAAGGCGGGTATCGACGAGATCCCTCTCCTAAGGGACGACGTATTGGCAATTCGTAGAATCGTAACGGCAGCTGGCAATGTTCGCTACGATGCTCAGACAACCAGCAAGGGTCACGCAGACCGAGCGTGGGCATTGATGCTGGCACTACATGCGGCAGGTCGCATGTCTCGCATGTTCGCAGCGATGCAATAGGAAAACACATGAGCTACCCCGAGAAACTCGCCTGCACGAAGGCCAACAAGATCACCCTGGAGTGCATCGCAGCCACGGGCGTGAAGAACGTCGCGGAGATCGGCGTGTACCAGGGCCACACCTCGGTGGAGATTGCAAAGCTGTTGCCCGAAGACGGCGCGCTCCACTTGTTCGACTACGAGGACCTCGTGCAAGAGGTGGCCGAGCGTTGTCGCGCGGTTGCTCGTTGTCCCGTGTTCGCTCACAGCAACAGTCGCCAGGTGAAGGACTCGTACAACTGGAGCCTGATGCGTCTGCTGAAGCAGAATGATGCTCCGATGTTCGACTACGTGTTCATCGACGGCGCACACACGTGGGACGCTGACGCTCTCTCGTTCCTGCTCGCCGATCGCATGCTCGTGCCTGGCGGCTACGTCGACTTCGACGACTACGACTGGACGATCGCTGGCAGCAAGGCGATGCAAGAGTTCGAGCCCATCAAGGGCTGGTATACCGAGCAGCAGACGCAGACCAAGCAGGTTGCTCTCGTCGTGGAGCTGCTTGCCAAGCGTATGGACTACCGGGAGATCCACACGAACAAGATCTTCCGCAAGCGCGTTGCGAAGACCTCGGCTTAGTCCGACGAGCAGGGCACAGCGCAAACCTGGCCGTCCACCTCGTGACGCGAGACGCTGAACGAGTAGCCATCCTCAGCGCGGAAGTAGCGCACCATCACCTGCCCATCGTTCTGGCCGATGTTGGTCACGGTGGCGCAGTTGTCGACCTGTGGGTTCACGATTTCGCAGTGCCCAGGTGAGCGGACTTCGAACCGGCCAACTACTCGGATGCACGAGTCGACCGGGATGTTGTACGCGGTGAAGCCGTCGCAGTCGGGCGCGTCGTAGGGCTCGAGCAGATCGACTTGGGGCTGGCCCGCGTCGCTCTCGTTGCCGCTGCCACCGATTGTTGTGGTCCCGGCGTCTCCCGTTGCTCCACCAGTTGATCCGGACGAGATGCCACCACTCGCATCCACCAGGTTGCTTGGGTCCTCGAAGCCACCATCCGCAAGAGTTCCGACCGTGCCACCCTGCGATGTGGCGTTGCCCCCGTTCGTGGATTGCCCACCACCATTGGGCGATGTGTGACCCGCGCCAGTTCCACCGCTCGAGCTCGGCGGTGACAGCACCCCACCGTCGCCGTCCCTGAACTGCAGCGTCCCTGTTCGGCTGTCGTCGTCAGAACACGCGAGGCACAGCAGGCACACCCAAGAGAAGCGCATTGTTTCAAGGATAACCACCGAGCTGCAGCGCCGCAAGGGAGCCACCGGCTAGTGCCAAATCCGTCAATAGTTCTCGCTATCAACGCGAAGAACGAGGCGGCCGTCATTGGCCGATGCCTGCGTTCCGCTCTACCATTGGTCGACTGTGTTGTCCTGTGCGACACCGGGTCCACCGACGAAACGCAGGCCGAGGCCGTACGGGCCTGCCGAGAATTCTCGAAGCCGCTGGCCCTGCTCGAGCGCGATTGGGTGGACTGGGCAACCAACTACACCAAGCTTTTCAACAGCGCTCGCGACCTTGCTGACTACGTTTGGATCGCCGACGCCGATCACGAAGTAGCCGCGCCAGCGGAGTTCAGATTCGAAGGACTAACTGCTGAGGGGTATCGCCTTTGCCGACTCGAGGGTGGGGACTGGGAAAACTGGTACCCCTGCCTACTGCGCTCGGACGTGGATTGGACATACACGGGTGCACGTCACGCAATCCCGAGTGGCGGAATAACTGAGCGATTGACAGGGCTCGATATCGTTCACCGATGCGACGGGGCGAGCTCGCAAGTGAGTGACGAGCAACGTCGTTCTCGCTTTGCTGCCGATGCCCTGTACTTTCAGGAGCGTCTCGCAAACGATCCAAACGACAGTCGAGCGGCCTACTACCTGGCCCAAAGTCTTCAGGATGCTGGCAAGTTCGACCAAGCTCTGAGTGCTTACGAGCACCGAGGCGCAATGCATGGTGGATTCGATGAGGAGCGGTACTTCGCGCTGCTGCAAGTTGCCCGGTACAAGCGCCACTTCTACCACCGCGCCGAGGACGTCGAGGCCGCGTTCATTGCTGCCCATGAATGTAGGCCTCATCGCCACGAGGCAATGGTTGCACTGATCAAGTGGTGGACTGCACGCAACGACTCGCGTGCGGCTGCGATGATTGAGAAGTGCCTCGCTACCGCAGTGTCTAACGACCGTTTTCTAGTTCAGCGAAGCGCCTACCAGTGGCGCCCAGAAAGCAGGAATTGAACCATGGCCCTTGCAACCCGAGTCACCAAGAACCTCAAGTACACCCCACCGGGCGGCCCCGAGGTGACTACGCCAACGGTCATAAACGCAACTCCGGCGGATGAAAACATGGGGGTTGTGAACGTAGAGGCTGAGACACCCGACGAAACTCAGTTCCAGGTCCCATTCGGTCTGATCACAAGACCGACCCTGGTCAGGGTTACCAACAAGATGAATCAGGACATCAGGTTGTTCCTGAAAGCCGACGACAACGCCAACCCGTTCAAGCTTGCTCCAGGTGGCCAGTTTGAGCTGGCGATGCCAGTGCCTCCCTCAGACTCCCATTTGGACGGTGTGTGGTTCAGCACCACCGACACTGTGAGTGAATCCGGCACCGTCGAATACATGATCTTCGGCGATCCCGAGTAAGCAAGCGATCGCGATCCCAAGCAAAGCACTGCCGTGACCTGTGGCTCAAACCAGCATCTACAAGGCTCTCTCGAATCTTTCGAGAGAACAACTGCTACGGAGCCTGGCTGGCATTCAGATCGATGCCTGGGCGAATGAAGTCACTGGTTTCGGCACCGCACGCGACAAGACCTCGTACAGTCACTTCACCGGCTTCAACCCACTCAGCGACATTGATCTGAGCAACCTCTACCACGGCGATGCGATGGCGTCGCGCATGGTGGACGTAGTCCCAGAGGAGATGCTGCGCGAGGGTTTCACGGTCGATGTTGGTGACGCGAATGCGAACGCCTGGCTAGAAGAGAAGCTCGATAGCATCAACGCATGTTCCTCGTTGCAGGAGGGGTTGCGTTGGGGGCGCAACTACGGCGGCGGAATCGTTATCATGGGTGCCGACGACGGGCGCCCAGCATCGGCCGAACTCATCCCCGAGCGCGTCAAAGCGCTGAACTATCTCTACGTTGTCGATCGACGCTTCCTCACGCCGTTCAGTTACTACACTCGTGCGGGACACCCAAAGCTGGGAAAGCCCGAGACCTACATGGTCACGCCGTCGAATGCGTACGGCACCGATTCGATGCTCCAGGTGGTGCACGAATCGCGAATGATGATCTTCCGCGGCGCTCCTACGGGTGCGCACGAGCAGACGCAGCTCGGGAGCTGGGATTATTCGGTGTTGCAGCGGCCGCACGATGTGCTGCTTCAGTTCAACACGGGTTGGAAGTCTGTCGAGGTGATGCTCACCGACGGAAACCAGGCGGTGTTCAAATCCTCTGGTCTTGGTGATGCGCTCGCCGCAGACCAAGGTCAGCAATACTTGAAGAAGCGCATGGAGCTGATCGACATCTCCCGATCGGTGTTGCGCGCGATCGTGTTGGATGCCGGGACCAAGGAAGAACCCGGCGAAGAATTTGAGCGCCAAGTATCGAGCTTCGAGTCGATTCCACAGACACTCGACAAGCTCATGCTGCGGCTTGCTGCTGCAGTGCAAATCCCGGTAACCATTCTCATGGGACAGAGCCCATCGGGAATGAACGCAACCGGCGACAGCGACTTTCGGTGGTTCTACAACCGGATCAAGTCCGAGCAGAAAAACAACCTGGCCCCGCGCATCCGGAAGCTAGTGAAGCTGCTGTTGCGCACGAAGGAATCGCCACTCAAGGACGCCAAGAAGATCGAGGTGAAGTTTCCGGATCTTTGGACCCTCGATCCGTTGCAAGACGGTCAACGCCAGCAAGCGATTGCTACAGCTGACGCGGCCTACGTCACAGCTGGTGTGTACACGGCCGAAGAGGTGGCGCTCGCGCGCAGTGCACCCGATGGCTTGTACAAGCCGATTGAGATCACAGAGGAATCGCGAAAGAGCCGCGAGGCGATAGTCAAGGCAGACCTGAGCCCAACCACCAAGGAAGGCGAGAGCAAGGCCTCGATCACCCCAAGCGATCAAGCGAAGGTGGTCACCGTCAACGAAGCACGCGCTGCACAGGGGTTGGGCCCGCTACTCGCGGAGGACGGAAGCGAAAGCCCCAACGGCAAGCTGACTGTTTTCGCGTTCGCTGCGCTCAGCGAGGGACCAAAACCGGACCCGTTCAATGCCGATCCTACGAAGAAACCGGACGAGGAAGCGCCGCCGGCGCCCACGGACACGGGCGCAACGTAGGCAGCAATCGGTTGCTAGAGCTGCCGGCGCAGAACTCTTCCTGATGGGAGTACTGCGGGCGCAGGCCGCGCGTTTCGCTACGCATGTGCGTGGGCGCTTGTATCCGATGCTCGATCGACTTGCCGAGGCCGATCGTTCGGAACGTGTCGACGCAGTACACGATGACTTGTACCGAGACACGGCTGCAGTCACACAGGGTAGTTTCTCGACTTCGGATGTTCATGCCGCAGCCACGAAGGTGGCGACACGCGTCGAGCATCATTCCCGCCTAGAATTCAAGCGGATCGGGATAAGTCTTGATGACGAGCCTGGTCTTGCGCCGTTGATCAAGGTGTGGCGCCGCGGCCTGGTGGAGCGTGTCCAAGGTCTGGAGAAAGAGCAACTCGATCGACTGGAAAAGATCTTGGAGGGTGGAGCCGGTCTTCGCGTTGAGTCGCTGAAATCCAAGATCGATTGGTTGATCGACACGAGCTCGATGCGTCAAGCGGAGATGCTCGCGCGCAACCAAGTGGTGATGCTGAACCAGCAGATCACCGAATCGCGTATGCGTGCCGCTGGGATCGAGGAGTACGAGTGGACGTGCGCTGGCAACGAGAAGGTCAGCGATGCGCACGCAGAACTCGACGGTCAGCGATTCCGCTTTGACGACCCACCCACCGACGCCGACGGAAACACCGGAAACCCTGGGCTGATTCGACCCAATTGCCAATGTCAGGCCTGTCCAGTAATCCCAGCTTTGGAGGATCAGGAAAACGAAGCAGCCTGAAAGAGATCCTCACTACCCATAGGCGCATCGCAGTTGTTGGTGGTCCGCGATGCGGGAAGACAACGTTCACTGAACGGGTGAAGGATCGCCTCGTCGTTCATACCGACGACTACAGGGAGCCAGAGTATCCCTGGGCTGCTGTTCCTGAAGCTCTCAATAAGGCATGCTGCGACGAGACCTTCTGTCTTGAAGGCGTGCAGGCGGCACGCGCATTGCGCGCTGGTCTCGAAGTCGATGCGGTCGTGCTGTGTCGCACAGCATTCGTGGATCGCACGAAGCAGCAGCGCGCGATGGCAAAGGGCATCGATAAGGTTTTCAAGGAATGGCGGAGCGCGGCTGGCAAATCAGTCCCCGTCTACGAACTCGGTGAAATCGACATGCCGAACGAAGCAAAGAACGAGACCAGCAAGCGGCGCTACGAACTGCTTAGCATCGACGAGCAAGACCGCAGTGCCGCAATCGTTGCGAGCACTGGCAATCCGGGTCTCACCTACGAGTACCAGGAGGATGGACCTCCGGTCGAGGTGTGGGAATCCATCGTTGGCTGGGACCTCGATCGTTTCTCAAAGAACGGCAAGATCCTTTGGGTGCACGCCAGTTACCAAATGCCGATCGGGTGGGCACTCGACGTCAAGTTCGATGATGGCAAGAACACCGGCCACCCAGAGCTCACCATGCGCGCAAAGTTCGCTGGTGAGCGTGAATGTCCTGCGTACGGCGACTTTCCAGGCGCTGAAACGATCTGGCGTGCCGTTCTCGGAAAGCTGATTACCGCTGTCAGTGTTGGGTTCCGTCGTAAGACAACTGTCAAGGAAGGGGTCCGAGACGGCAAGAAGTACCGCGACATCATCGCCGAACTCTCTGAGGTGTCGTTCGTTCCGGTTGGCGAAGATGAGGACGCTCTCACTGTGGAGTCTAGATCGCGTGGCGGTAGACTCGACTGCAAGGAGCAAGATCAGCGCTTCGATGTCTCGGTACTCAGTGGTGCCAAGAATCTGCAACGTACCCAGGTTGGCGGCATTCGTATTCCTGCCAGACTCGCGCGCGTGGGCGTGCTTGAGTATCGGGGTGCTGGTGGTGTCTATCGTGAGTTTCGTCCTCACGATGAGGTGAGTGACCGGGCTTCACTAGACACCTTGCAAGGTGCGCCAGTGATCGACTTTGTCGACCACGTGAAGCTGATCACACCGGAAGACTTCCGCGGCAAAGCCATCGGTCACGTCGAGAACGTGCGCATGGATGGTGACTACGTTGTCGGCGAGCTAGTGATCAACGACGCAGACGCGATCATGAAGATCGATGCGGGTGAGCGCGCTGACATCAGTGCCGGCTACGTTCGCAAACCAGAGCTTGTTCCAGGCACGTGGCGCTCAACGCCGTACGACTTGGTGCAGAGGACCATTCGCTACAATCATGTGGCGTTGTGTCCGCCGAACAGAGGACGATCCGGGCCCGAGGTGGGCATCCGGTTGGACAGTAACGACGCATTTTGCGTCATAGGAGCAGAGACAATGAAGACCATTCGAATCGACGGCAAAGACTTCGAGGTCGGCTCTGACGCACACCTCGCCAAGATCGAGGAGATGCACAAGGCCGTTCTCGACAAGAAGGACGAAGAGTTGAAAACGGCAAACGCTGCCAAGGACGGTCTACAAGCCAAGCTAGACGCCAAGGCCAAGGACGACGAGGACGCCAAGGCCAAGGCTGCGAAGGACGAGGAAGAGCGCAAGGTCAAGGAAAAGGAAGCAAGCGAGAAGACCAAGAAGAGCATCAAGAGCCGCGTGCGATTGCTGCTGCGCGCGCTGCGTCTGATGGACGAAGAGGACGACGACGAGAAGTTGGATGCCAAGCTCGACGAACTCGATGCGAAGACCGATCGCGAGATCATGCTCGATTGCATCAAGAAGAGCGACGAGAAGTTCGACGCAACCGACAAGAGCGACGACTATGTTGCTTCACGCTTCGACACCCTGGATGTGTCTTCGACTCGTGGCATCGACAACGTCGTGCGCCGCATTGAGCGGGTGAAGCAAGAGGGTGGTGGTGGCGAAAACCCCATCGAGAAGGCGCGCCTCGACATGCAGGAACGCAATCGTACCGCTTGGCAGGACAAGCCAGCTTCGAAGTAACCGTAGCTCAAGAACAAAAACTCAACGCGCTGCACCCCTGAGCGGGAAATACCTGCTCGGGGTGGCGGAGCATTGTCACAGGCCAACCCAAACAGAGGACAAGAAAACCCATGACCGCAATTCAAACGGCTGTAGGCGCTGCTCCGGCACGCGGCGTTCCGGGCCAAGAGTACGATGCCGGATACAACGACGTTGTCACCAAGATCGCAACGGAAGCAATCCCGTTCGGTGTGTTGGTGGCATGCACCGCTGCTGGCGCGTGCGAACTCCCAGACAGTTCTGGTGAGGTCGCCACCGCCGGAGGTGTTGGCATTGCCCTCATTGACCACAACAAGGCAAGCCAGGGCGGATACGAAGCCGGCGACCCGGTTCGCGTGTTGCAGCGTGGGCGCGCCTACGTGAAGGCCGAGGAAACCATCTCGCATGGTGACGCGGTGTACGCGCGTCACACAGCAAGCGGTGGCAATACCCAGAAGGGCGCTTTCCGCAACGACACGGACAGCTCGAATGCAGCTGTCCCGCCTGGCGTTCGCTGGTTCCAAGGCGGCGGCACCAGTGATCCGCCGGTGCTCGAGATCGGCTACGGCGGTAGCGCAGGCTCCACTGGCGCAGCCGGCCCCACGGGTCCGACTGGTCCGACCGGCCCCACGGGTCCGACTGGTCCAACCGGCCCCACGGGTCCGACTGGTCCATCCGCGTAACCAACCTGGTGATGTGCGGGTTCGCAGCTTACTGCCGCGGGCCCGCCGCCACCAATCGCTCAACACACACATTCACAGGGAACACCCGTTCTCTGGGGCAATACCCCGGAGGTGCATGGCTGCGCCCTCCGCAACAACGAACAAGGAACAAGAACAATGAAAGATCTGTTTTTCCAACGAGCAGTTCAGATCCTCGAAGGTCACGACGGGGTACGCCTGGACGCAAACGAGACCGCGTTCCTGGAACGCGAACTGACGCAGCTGCGCACCAAGATTTTCGAGGTCGTGTACCCGGACATGTTGGGTCGTCGCTTCGTACCGATGGCAACTGACATTGCCGCGAGTGCAGAGAAGTATGCGTTCAAGGTGTGGGACAAGGTTGGTAAGGCGAAGGTCGCCGCCAACGACAGCGACGATGCTCCGCGCATCGACGTGACGGGTAAGGAACTGAATGGCAAGGTGTATCCCGTCATCGCGTCCTACGGCTGGGGTCTGAACGAGTTGCGTGAAGCGATTCGCACGAATACTCCGCTGCAGTCACAGCGTGCCCTCGCTGCTCGGTCTGCGATCGAGACTGGCATCGATGAGATGCTGGCTAACGGCTACACCGACCAACCCGGTGAGACGAACCTGGTCACCAAAGGTCTGCTCAACAACGCTGACGTCGAAGGCCTCGGCTACGCGACGCTGACCAACTGGACCCAGGCAACCGCAGCGACAACCATCGAGAATGAACTCAACGCCTGGATCAACGGCATCATTTCTGGAAGCAAACAGAAGTTTTTGCCGACCAACGTGTTGCTGCCACCGTCTCGTCACGAGATCATCAACACCAAGCGCGTTGGCGTCGACAACGACACCACTATCAAGGCGTCGTTCCTCAAGAACAACCCGCACATCAAGGCGATCGATCCTTGGTGGCGCTTGGAAGGGATTGGCACCAACAGCACGGGCCGTGGCCTCGTGTACCAGAAGGACCCGTTGGTCCTTGAGGGCGTGGTGCCCGTCGACTTCGAGCAGTTGCCTCCCCAGGCGCGCAACTTCGAGTTCATCGTCAACTGCTTCGGTCGTTGCGGTGGCGTGAAGGTGTACCAGCCTCTCGCGATGAAGTACGGCGACTTCCCGGCATAACAAATGCTGCGAATTGAAGCGCCAAAAGAGATGACGTGGCAAGGGTACGGGGTCACTCTCGTACCCGGCGTCAACACGCTCGATCAGGAGATTCCACACGGATTGATGCGCTCGTTTGAGCGACATCATGAAGCGGGGCTGATCAAGATCTTGCGTGATGAACCGCCAGTCACGTCGCCTCAGGGTCGTGCCGCCGCAGCACCACAGCGCCGGAAAGTCCGGTGAGCCGTGGCGCTCACGGCAGCGAAGTTCCTCGTTCTGCACCCGGAGTTCGACACGGCTCCGCAAGAGATGGTGCAGAACGTCATCGCCGAGGCGAGTCGTCAGCTGAATCCGGACGTGTACGGTGACAAGCTCGACGACGCACACCGGTGGCTCACCGCCCACCTGCTGACCGAAACACCATTCGGCAAGACGCTGCGACAAGCCGACGACGACAAGCCGACCGTGTACTTCAAAGAGTACAACGCAATTCGCAAACTCGTAGCTCCACGAGTGATGGTGACGTGACCTTCAAAGACCGCGATCGAGGCTACTCGAAGCGGATAAAGTCCCTGAAGAAACTGGGTGCGAAACAGCACGCGGTGACGGTAGGGGTGCATGAGGAAGAAGGGTCGGAGCAGCACGAGGAATCCGATCTCTCAATCGCGGACATTGCCGCGATCCAAGAGTTTGGCGCCGAGTCCGTTGGCATTCCGAGTCGCAGTTTCATTCGCGACTGGTCTGACGAGAACGAGGCAGACAACAAGCAGACGCTGAAGACGCTGACCGAGGCAACGGTGGCGGGGAAGATCCCCGACATCGACACGGCCCTGGATCAGGCCGGCGCAAAGTTTGCTGGCGATGTGAAGAAGCGAATCATCGCCCACATCCCACCCGAGAACGCCCCTTCGACGATCGAACAGAAGGGGACGTCGACACCCCTGATCGGGGAAACCACGCAGCTCTTGAGCGCAATCACCTGGAAGGTTGAAAAGTGATCAACTGGACCGATGTTGCGCCAGCGCTGGTGAATCTGATTTCGAGCCTCTCGCTCGACGATCCGCCCCAGAAGTTCCAAGCGAACTGGGCTCACAAGAGCCAGAAGATGGTCGTGCCCGAAGTCGGCATGGACCTGCTGCTGCGCGTGACCAGCGTGGTCGGCGTAGGGGAAGACGAGACCCGCAAGAAGACGGTCACGATCACGCCGACTGAGGGCGACCCGTATCCAGAAGTTTTCGAGACCGTCGTAGGTCACCGCAAGTTCGTCCTCGAGGTGCGCGTTGAGTCGCAGGTCCACGAGGAAGAAAAGAATCGGTGGGCAATGTCGATGCTCGATCGAATTCGCACGCGGATGCGCCGCACGCATTCGGTTGAAGCGCTGCAGCGTGTAAACGTTGCACTGCTCAAGATTGGCGCCAGCAACGACGTCACGTTCAAGGCCGACAAGCGGAAGATTAATGCCGCCGTCATGGACATGACGTTTTACGCGGCGTTCTGTGACGAAGATCCGGTTGCGATCGGATGGTTCGAAAAGATCAAGCTCACGGCGCGGATTCGCGGAGTGGATGACGAGCTACTCGATAGCCCGCCCAACTTCACGGACGAGTTGATTCAACTCGATTCCGAATAACCAGCGTCGCTTTTGACACGGGAGCCAATCGGCTCACCGAAAGAAACCCATAGGAGACAACTCAATGTCGGGTCTGGACCACATCATTGAAGCGACGGTCAACCGTCAGACGCGTGCACCCACGCAAAAGGGCTTCGGCACTCCACTGCTGATTGCGTACCACGAGCTGTATGGCGATCTGCTGAGGGAGTATGGGGAGCTGTCCGAGCTCACCGACGAAGGGTTCAGTGCTGACTCCAGCGTCTATCGCATGGCCGCGGCGCTCAAGTCGCAGGACACGAGCCCAAAGACGTTTTGGGTGGGGCGCCGAAAGACCGCATTCACGCAAGTTGTTCACCTCATCCCCCGCAACACCACGGTGGGTTTCGTTCACTCGATCACGATTGACGACATTGAGTACACCTACGAGGTTCAGCCGAGCGACACCGTTGCCCTGATCGTCGATGGGCTGCTTTCCGAAATAGCAGCAGCCGACGACGTCACCGCCACCGATGGTACGACACACGCGATCTGCACCAGCGATACCGAAGGCGCGATCCACAAGTACAAGGCCAAGAAGGGCCTGGACCTGTACGACGCCACGGCAAACCCCGGTGGTTTCGCCCAAGATCTTGCGGACATCGCAGCCGACAATCCCGAGGCTGATTGGTACGGCGTGCTGCTCGACTGCAACTCCGAGGCGCAGATCACCCCGTTCGCCACGTGGCTGGAGACGAATCTCGCCCTCGGCTTGGTTCAGTCTGCCGACTGGGACGTCAAGGACGCAGGCCAATCGGGCGACATCGCTACAGCCATGCGCACGGCCGCGTGGAAGCGCACGAGCGGTATCTACTGCGGACAGATCGGCATGTACTCCGCAGCGGGTTGGATGGGCGGTTTGTTGCCCCGCAATCCGGGTCGCGCCACGTGGGCCCACAAGACCATCACCGGCATCGACACCGACGCTCTCAGCACGGGTCAACGCACGGCGATCGAGGACAAGAACTGGTCGCACTACACGCGCACGGGCGGTCTCAACGTCACGTTCGAGTCGAAGACGCCAGCGGGCGAGTTCATCGATATCATCCAAGGTGTCGACTTCTCGACGGCTCGCATCAAGGAAGCGCTGTTCGGGCAATTGGCAAACAACGAGAAGATCCCGCAAACCGAAGCGGGGATCACCTCGGTGCGAGGCACGGTATTGTCGGTGTTGAAGCAGTGCTCTGGCGCTGACTTTCCCATCTACGATCCAACCACGATCACGACGGAAGTTCCGAAGATCGACGAGATCCCAACTGCGGATCGCGCGAACCGCATCTTGCCGAACATCCGTTACTCAGCGCGTCTCCAAGGCGCGTTCCACCGCTTCAAAGTCATCGGCAACGTCTACGTCTAAGGAGCAACCCCAATGGGCTTCGCTGTCTACAATTCGAAACAAGTTCAGTGCCTCGTTGGTGGCGTCGACATCGACGGCGACCGTGGTGAGGAAGACTTCTGCGCCATCGAAAAGCTCGAGGAAGACGTCGTCGTTCACTCGAGCTCAGACGGCGGCGGTGCCGTTTCCGTCACCAACGACGAATGGCACAAGGTCACATTGACCCTGATGCACACGTCCAAGGGCAACGCGATCCTATCGGGCATGCGCGCGGCCGGTAAGCTGTTGCCGCAAAAGGTGCTCGTGCTGCCGCTGATCGTGATCGATTCTGGTAGCAACGGCAATTTGCTCGCGAGCGACAAGGCTGTGATCGCCAAGATGGCTGATGAGACGTACAGCAAGGAGATCAAAGAAGTCGATTGGGTCTTCTACGTCTACGATCCGCTGCGCTTCATCGGGGGTCACTAATGGGACGTAGGATCGTCAAGTTCCAGATCGAGGGTCACAACTTCGAGATCACGCAGCTTGGAGCCGTCGAAGGTCGCCAGCTGTCGATCTTGTTCATTCAGGTTGTTGGCCCACTCGTGTCTGGCCTGGTCAAGAACCAGGACATTGTCAAAGCGGTTAGCGCTGGCAAGGAGAGCGAGGCCGGGAACGCGATCCTTGAGGCGATGGGTGACCTCACTGACGCTCTTCAGAACGTGGACCCGAAGCGTCTCGAACCGCTGTGGGACGCTTTCTCTGAGAACGCTTGGATCGTTGGCAACAATACTCGCCAGCAGGTCAAGGCCGTTTTCGATGAACACTTCGCTGGCGACGGGCAGTTTGCCATGTGGAGGTTTTTCATTGAATCGGCGAAGGCGAACTTCGCAGGTTTTTTAGCCAAGGCAGGCGGAAACGCCGCAAGCGCAAAGGGTCCGTCAGCGTAACGATTCCAGAGGGTCTCGACTGGTACGTCTGGCGGGTAGTCGGATCGAACCTGTGTAGCGGGCTGCACGAGATCGAAGAGCACTGGTCGCTCGACGACTTGGCGCAAGCCCACGTCACCCTGGATCTCCACGACGACATTGAGATCGCGCGCCAACCGAAGCCGAGAAAGTAACCGCCAATGGCCCTACGTGAAGTCCTTGCGCGGTTTGGCATCGACTTCGACTCGAAGGCCGTCGAGAAAGCGGACGCGTCCGTAGAGGGGCTGGTTGGCAAGCTCAAGAGCCTGTTGCCCATCGCAGCCGGCACGGCCCTGGTTACCGGGCTTGTTGCGCTAACCCGGTCGGTCGTTGACCAAGCCGACTCGCTGCGAGACAGCGCGATCGCCCTCGGTCTGAGCGTCGAAGAGCTGCAGGCTTGGAGGCATGCCGCTGGCCTCTCAGGCGTCGCTGCTGAGCAGTTTGACGGCGCCCTTACCAAGTTCAATCGGAACGTTGCAGAGGCAGCTAAGGGCACAGGGGCGGCCGCAGAGGCCTTCAAGGAACTTGGCGTCAGCGTCAAGGATACCCAGGGCAACATTGGCCAGCCGATCGAGCTTCTCGACGGGGTAGCCGAGGGGCTCAAGAACATTGAGGATCCGGCACGGCGCACCGCGCTCGTGATGGACCTGTTCGGTCGCTCGGGGGCGAAGCTACTGCCCCTCCTCTCGGAAGGCCCCGAGGGAATGCGCAAACTGCGCAACGAGATCAAGGAACTCGGCGGCGGGTTCACGAAGGAATTCGCGGACGGCGCCGACGAGATGAACGACAACCTGTTGCGGCTCGACGCCGCAACGCTGTCGCTCAAGATCCGACTCGCCAACTTTCTATTGCCGGTGATCACGCGCCTTTCGATGGGTGCGACTCGCCTCGTTTCCGGGCTCAACAAATGGGCCGACGGTGCGAGCGAGGTCATCAAGAACAGCAACATCATCCGCTCTGCCCTTCTGTTCCTGGGCGGTGTCGGCGTAGCTCAGGTCTTCCGCCTCATTGGTGGGTGGAAAGGCCTCGTTCGGATTTTCAGCAGGGCAGCGCTCATCCTCGGCAGGTTTCTGCTGCGGCTGGCGCTGCCTATTTTGCTAATTGACGAGCTGATCACCACGTTCCAGGGCGGTGACACCCTGATCCGTCGAGCGATCGACTCGATGTTCGGTGAGGGGACGACTCAGCAGATCGTCGATTGGTTCAAGAACATCATCCCCGACGCCCAGAAATGGATTGGCGACGGGATCCAGAAGTTCAAGGACTGGGGTGTCGGGATCGAAGACGTGAAGGTCGCGCTTACGATCTTGGCGTTCACGATCGGCTCCGTGTGGGTCGCCCTCAAGGTGATGCACGGGTGGACGATCGCCATGACCCTGGCGCAGGGCGGCCTGAACATTGCAGTGGCGGCCTATCGTGGCATCGTTGCCGGTGTCGCTGCAGCGCAACTGCTGTTCAACTCCGGCGCTTCGCTGGGAGTGATCGCGGTCAACGCGCTAGCGGCAGCATTCGTTCCCCTGCTGACAACGCTTGCTGCTGTAGCTGCTGCCTACGCTGCGGTCACGCAGGCAATGAAGCTCTTCGACGAAGCAGGCGGCGCCGGTGGCATCTGGTCCGGCGTGAAATCGCTCGTTACAGAGGGTGACTTCTTCAGCGGAATCGACGACTACCAAAACCAGCAGGCACGAGAAGCGGCTAACAACCGCGCCGGTGCCTCGGTCTACCCCACGAGTGCTGAGGTGCCAGCGGCCAACATGAGCGGCGGCGCTTCAGTCGAACAGAACATCACCGTCAATGTGCCACCCGGTACGCCCGAAACCCTCGCAAGCCGGACAGCCAACGCAACCGCGAAGGCAGTCCGAAACGAAAACAACGCCGCATATGAAGCGCTCGTTCAGACCTCACGCTGATGGCTCACCTGGAGTGGAAAGACAAATCTGGGCACGTCGTTGCCCTGCGTTTTGATAGCGTGAAAGTTGTCGAGCATTCGCTTACCGCGGATGTGACGACGCACCCCGTGGAAAAGGGGCCAGACGTGGCGGACAACGTTCGGCCTGAGCGCCCGTCGGTCTCGCTCACCGGGCTTGTAAGTGCCACCCCGTTGTTTGCTGTTGCGTCGCTGCTCGAGCGAGACGGCAATCGCGAGGCCCTCGGTAGTTATCGCCAGGTCAAGCTCGAGAAGAGCCCTGGCAAGTCCGTCGCGAACGCCCTGCAGGGCGGCATTGTTCAGGCCGGCCTCGACCTGATCGCTGGCGCACTCGGCCCCAAGTCTTTCGACGCACTGGTCTTCGACAACATCCAAGGTCGCATCAAGGAAGCGACCACGATCCTCACAGAGGCGCTGAACGAGGCGCGCCTCGTGAAGTTCGTTGACGAAGCCGCCGACTACGAAGACATGGTTATCACCGGTCGCGTGGTGACGCGCACGGCTGAGGGCGGCAAGTGCGCAATCATTCAGTGCGAGCTGGTGCAGATCAAGATCGTCGAATCGAAGACGGTCGAATCACCAATCCCCGCGCAACTTCGTGGCGCTGGTCTCAATGCGTTGGGTAGCGTGGCAGCGCTTCTTGGTAACAACGGGAACGTAGACGAGAAGAAGCGCGAGCAAGTCAAGAGCATGGCCGCATCGCTCTATGACGGCGCCTTCGGGGGGCTTGTTCCGTAATGGCAACGCAGCTCTCTGCAATCGCAGATGGTCGCCCGCTTGTCATTCCGACATCGGTCAAGCCCTGGACGCGGCAACGCATCAACCTCGACGGGCGCACGTTCACGATCGAGCTGATGTGGAACATGACCGAGGAGCGTTGGCACCTCTCGATCTACGACGCAGAGGAAGAGCCAATCGTACTTGGCGTGTGCGTCGTGGCGAACTGGCCACTGCTTCGCTACTCGCAGTTCGATCCGCGCATGCCGCCAGGAGAAATGCTGGCTCAGGATCTGACTGGTGATGGATCACCGCCTGGTGTCGACGACTTCGGACTCGGGAAGCGAGTTGAACTCACCTACTACGCGCAGAATTTATGAGCAGGCTGTTCGGTCGACGTTGGACCATAACGATCGACACGATTCAAGTGACGGAACTCGACATGAGTTTCCGTTGCAAGAAGACGATCAAGCCTGATCCGAACACGTGTGAACTGACGGTCTACAACCTGAACGCCGTCAACCGAGCTCACCTCGAGGAGCTGCGCCCCAAGAAGGACGCCCTCGTTGGGATCCCGGTCAAGATCGAGGCTGGGTATGCTGATGCGCAGAGCCTGATTTGGTTGGGCGATCTGCGTACGGTTGAGACCAAGCCGGACGGGTCCACCTGGGTCACTGAGCTATCGAGTGGCGATGGCGAGAAGGCTTGCAAGAAAGCGCGTGTTAGCCAGAGCTTCGGCCCGGCAACGTCGCCCGACACCGTTCTTCGCGCGCTCGCGCACGCGATGGGGATCGGCGTTGGCAACCTCGAATTCTTTGCACAGAAGCAGCTCTTCGATTCGCTCGCGCGGCAGATCACCTCGCAGGGCCTGGTCATTTCAGGCTCAGCTGCCAAGCACCTGACACGGTGGGCGAAGTCTTCGAATCTTGAGTGGTCGATCCAAGACGGCGCGCTGCAGTTCACCGACCGCGGCAAGCCGTTGCCCGGCAAGATCCTCCTGCTCAACTCGGAAACGGGGTTGATTGGCACGCCAACGGTGGACAACGAAGGGTTGCTCACCGTCACCATGCTGATGATCCCGGATGTGCTGCCAGGTTCGCTACTCGTGCTCGATAGTGAGCGCATCAAGGGTAACTATCGAATCCGTGAGGCTGAGTACGAGGGCGATACAAGCGGGCAGCCCTGGTACATCACGGCGGTTTGTGAGCGGATCTGATGGCTGCCGAACGCTCAAAGGCGGAGGTGATCTCCGCTGCAATCGACGCGAAGCTGCTCGACCTGCACACGTCCATGCCTGGGCGCGTGCACAAATACGACGGTGACAACAATACGGTTGACGTCGAGCCTGTAGTGAAGCGGGCGGTACCGCGAGACGATGGCACGTACGCGGTCGAAGCGCTGCCAATCATTCATAACGTTCCAATCGCGTGGCCGCGCGGTGGTGGTTACGCCATCCGGTTTCCGCTCTCGAAGGGCAACGCCGTAACACTGCATTTCTCGGAGGTAGCCACCGCAATTTGGCGCACCACCGGGCAGATCTCGGAACCCGGTGACGTGGTTCGCCACGACCTATCTTACGCGTGCGCGTACCCGGGTGGGGCTAGTCCGGACAAGGAAAAGCTCGCATCACCGGGCAACGCGATGGTGATCGACATTGTCGACCTACTGCGTCTTGGCGGGAATGACGCGAAGTTTGTTGCGCTCGCTGAGCTTGTCGACGACAACTTCCAGAGGATCAAGGACCTGTTCACGAACTGGACACCGGTCGCTATGGATGGTGGCGCGGCACTCAAGACGGCATCGGGCTCACTCAACTTCGACAGCACCGCGGCGAGCAAGGTCAAGGCGGAGTAGTTATTCTACCATTTTCCGAATCTCGCCCACGTGTTGTCGAATCCTCTCTCTCGCCGCCTCAGGATCTTTCCTGCTGGACTGCCAGTCGCCTCCTCTAGATAGGCAGTCCTTTAGGTAGCCATCGGACTCGAACGCCGTGGCTGAGTTGTAGTAGCGCGCCTCCATCACGACGTCAGAGCCGTCCTTCGGCTTTGGAAAGATGCAGGTTGCCTGAGGCGTGCGATCGGCGAATTGCTCAACACATTTCCTCGACAGAACTGTCTGCTGTTTCGTGACACGTCCGAGCAGTGTCTCTTCGAACTTGGTTAATTTAGCTGCCTCATCCTTAGGAACGGTCGCGGTAACGTCAACGCACTCGTCGAGTTGATCTTTTTTGAAAGACACGATGGATACGGTTCGCGACGCGGTCGTTGGTGCGGGTGGCGAAGCAGTGGCGATTGTGTGTTGCGCAGATTTCGCGTGAACGACTGGCGCGGGGGTACTCGTTCTTACGTGCTCATCGCGAGTGAGTCTCCACGAGACGACGATGACCACGAGCAGCAGGCAAACAATAAGCAGGTTCTTCATCCATGGGATGGGTAACGCGGGAATCGCTGCGGAATCAACGACATCGTCATAACCACGGGAAACCCCAGACAAATGGCGATCACACAAATCATCCCCGCCGGCGACCTTGCCCTGGAAAACGGCAACTTCGTCTGGATCGACGGGGTGCAGATGATCCGCCAAAACATCGCCGCTCGCTTCAAGTTTTTCCTCGGCGAGTGGTTTCTCGATCTGCGCGAAGGCATTCCTTACTACCGCGACGTCCTGGTTAAGAACCCCGATATCAGCGTCGTCACTTCGATCTTTCGACAAGTGTTGAAGGACACGCCAGGCGTTCTCGAGATTCGAAAGTTCATCCTGCGATTCAACGCAGTGGCGCGCGAGATCACGCTCGAATTCAACTGCCTCGTGGACGGCGGCGAAGTCGTCGTTACACCCGAAGACACAGCATTCATCATCAAAGTTTGAGCCATGGCAGGTCCGTACGGAGTCACACTAACTGGGTTCAATCGAAAGCACGTCACTGCCATCAAGGCGGACATTGAGGCTTTTCAACGCGCGGAGATCAGCCCAGCTCTCGACCTGTCTACGTACACTCCATGGGGTCAAAACAATGGCATTGTGTCGAATGAGATTGGCGTCGTTTGGGAGCAGCTCGAAATCTGCGCTCACGCGATGGATCCCGACGCCGCGCAGGGATTCCTGCTGGAGTCGCTCTGCAAACTTACCGGCACCGAGCGACGTGGCGCGAGTTACAGCGTGGTTCCGCTAACGTGTGACCTCGACGCGGGGACCACGCTCGAGAGTGCTATCCACTTCGCTGCAGTGGACGGAAACCCCGAAAGTCTTTGGACGCCAGTCGAGGACTACACCGCGGAGACTGATGGCAACCAGGTTGTCCAGTTCCGGGCTGAAATCCGTGGTCCCGTGCCGGCTGCATCCGAAACAATCACGGTCATTCACACGTCGGTAGGTGGCTGGAACAGCGTCACCAACGACACGGACGACGTAGAGGTAGGCCGGGACATCGACACGGAGCAAACGCTACGGCAGCGACGTGAGGAACAACTAACCGCACCCGGAAGCGGTACACCCGATGCGATCCGCTCCGATTTGCTCGATCTGGATGGCGTGATCACCGCCGAGGTTTTCGAGAACGACTCGGATGAATGGGTCGACGGCATGTCGCCTCATTCTCTTGAGGCACTGATCTTCGACGGAGAGACTCCAGCAGTCGACAACGACACCATCGCTCAGGTCCTGTGGAATGCGCGCGGGGGTGGAATCAAGACCATTGGTTCCGTGACCGGCAATGCCGTCGACGCCAAGGGCAATACGCGGGTCATGCGCTTCAGCAGGCCCACGTTCAAGCAGGTATACATTGAGATCGAAATCGAGACCGGCAGTGGGTACGTTGGCGACACTGCGGTCAAGGCTTACATTGCTTCCAAGTGCACAGAGCTGCACGGGATCGACGATGACGTGCGCGTGCGGCGAATCGATTCGCTGGTTTTCGACCTCGGTGGTGTCATCGACGTGACGGATTTCAAACTGGGTTTTGGTGCCTCCCCGGATGGCACCACGAATCTTTCGATCGGAGCCCGTGAAATCGCGTCTTTTGATACGAGTCGCATCACGGTGACAACGTGACGTTAGCGAAGATCGACAACCACGTTGAAAGCGGATTGTCGAAGCTCCTCGAGCAGTTCAAAGAAAAGCCGCGTCTTGCCGCTTGGATCAAGAGCTACCTGCTGCAGGTCCAGGAGGTCGAGGACGCTGTTTGGGAGCTGCTCATTTGTCGGCTCATCGACGATGCGGAAGGTCAATGGCTGACTTGGCTGGGAAAGATCGTAGGTCAGCCGCGGCGTGAGGGGACGGACGATCGCTATCGCGTGCTCGTGCGCGCGCGCATCGCGGTGAACAAATCCCACGGCACCGGCGACGAGTTGCTAGGGATTGCCTCCCTTCTGCTTGGTGAAGACGTTGACTTCACCATGACCGAGTACTTCCCGTGCTCGATCGTCTTTCAGATCGACGACCCGATCGACTTCATTCCAACCTTCGAACTCGAGATGCTCGACGAGGCAGCGCTCGCCGGCGTCCGCGTCGACGTCCACTTTTCAGCCGAAGACCCTGACGACTGGTTCATGTTTGGCGCTGGCCCCGGTTGGGGCGTGGGCCATTGGATCGGAAACGTTTCGTATCACACCGCTTGAGCGAGCGCTTGAATGAACATTCCCAAAGACCTTCCAACCTGGGCGACCGACCAGAACTACACGAACGGTCCGGACGTTGGTACGCCCACCAAGATCGTTCCGAGCTCTGGCGAACTCGCCGAAGGGAACATCCGTGGCACAGCACCGTCGCCGCAGAAGTTCAACTACTGGCAGAACAACGTTAGCGCGTGGATCGAGTCGCTTGCGCCCCTCGCTGCCAACAATTGGTTCCCTGTTTTCGAGATGGCTACAACCGGGGAAACGACGGCCGCGGCGGGTGAGGAATTCTGGGCGTTCTCAGGAAGAAGCGGTGGCGGTTCGGAGCAATCGGTTGCCGCAAGCGGCAGGGGTTCGGCGATCGCTTTCATCGATCGTGCTGGTGGCACCACAGACGAGGGTAACCTGTGGGTCTCCTCTGGCCTGGGGTCGATCCCCGTACATTCCTCGGCCGACATGATCCTGCGCAAGATTTCACCCGGGTTCACGGACATTTCCGAGGCTTGCTTCGGACTGGACAATGGATCTGAAAGGCTGCTGATAATTCGCCAAGGTGCTGGCGGCGTGTACTCGTACACGATGACGGATCTATTCGCTGATAGTCCGTCGGAGACCCTCAAAGCGACGCTCGGTGCCGCTTACACTCGACTCCATTACAGTCCGCTTTTCGGGCGCTGGTACGCGAGCAAGTTCGGCGCTGCGCAATCGTGCCTCGACACAGACCTATCCGACTGGGACGCCATTACAATCCCGGCTACTCATTCGTGGACGAGCCAGTCGATCTACAGATTCGTAAATGGCGCGTCCGAGCAGACGGATGCTGGACAGGTGTGGCTGGCATGGGCGGGTGGCTCCGGAGACCAATTCCTATTCACCGAGGACGGCACAACCCTGATCGACGCTGAGATCGACTCCGGACTCAGCGGATACCAGATCAAGGGCGTCGCCTACTCTAAATCGCGCGATTGCTTCGGTGCGCTTCTGCATGACGGAACCTCAGCAAAGTTCTATGTAAGCAACAGCAGTAATCCGTCTGATGGGTGGACGCTGCGTAGCACTTGGACGATGGGGTCCAATGGGATTGCGTACGACGTGTGCGCCATAGGTCCGTGCTGGGTTGTCTCTCAGCAGCGGAGATTTCGCATCTCGTACGATGGTGGTGATAGCTGGAAGAACCTGTCCGTCCCGTGGACGCAGACGGCGGTCTGTCCTTCTGACATCGCCGACATTGATGGGCGTGGTTTCAAGCGACTCATCCCGAGCAACGGAAGAATCCTTGCCGTCATGGCAGGAGTTCCAGTCCACGTCAGAAGTTCGGAAGCTGCCGATGAGGACGTGAGTCAGCACATGCGTATCCTTTCGTCGCTTCGCATTGGCCCCGTCGAGAACGAGTACTGACATGCCCCAAGGTTTTGCACTCGAAGAAGCCTCGAAGCTCGAGGTGATCACTGCGTTCGCCGCGGCGCAGCAGAGCATCCCAGCGGTAGAGGAAGCGCCCGGCTGGTACGTGGTGGGATCGTTTTGGCTTCCGAAGTCGTGCCAGGCGCGACTGGACGTTGCGGGTAGCGTGAGCGCCGAGGGTCTCGCGCTGACCTTGCGCTTGTTCGATGTTGCAGAAGCGGCAGCGGTGAGCGGCTCGACCGCTTCCACGCAGGCCATCACACCGTCAACCCGGTTCCTGTCGGGCAAGCTCGATCTGCCGGGGCAACGCATGTACCAAATCCAAGCGCAGTGTGTCGGCGCTGTCGGCGATGACAAGTTCGGCATCGTGAACACCGCAAGCCTTTCGGACTAACAAGCGATGGCACAAAAGTACTTGATGCAAGCGCGTTCGTCGGAAGACGGACTGCTCTACGCGTGGAGCGCTGAATCCGCTGACTTTGAGGGCGCTGGGTTTCCTGGTCCGGGGTCCCCTGAAGAGGTTGCCGTATCCATCGCACCGAGCGGTGGTGGCGGTAGCGCCGACTTCCCCGGCATCTCCTTCCCCGGCATCTCCTTCCACGACACCACCCACACGAGTGTCCCGGCCGAAACCGGAACGGTGCTCGCCACCTACGACTTCGACGAGCTGCCGAACGTCCGCGATTTCTACGACGAGCCCATGCAGTTCGGGCGGGAGCCGTACTTCTGCTCGGGCACCGTTGAAGCCCACGTCGTCGACATCCACAGCTCGTTCTATGGGACCTCCGAGCAGTACTACATCGAGCAGCAGGTCGAGCGGTACTACGGCGGAGACATCTCGTTGGTTGGCGATCCAGAGATTCGGACCATATCGAGCAACCCAGAGCTGCCTTCAAACATCGCCTTCGAGATCAACGACGATGGCAACCTGGAGCTTCGCTACGAACGCGGCTTGGATGCCCCCGGCTTCGTCACCCAGACGACGATCGGTAGGCTTGCCGACACAGCCGAGCAGGTGCCGACCGTGCAAGCTGCTACTTGGTGGCACGATAGCGGCCAGTACTACATCGAGCTGTACTTCGGGGACGTGGCACTCGATCCCGAGAGTCTCCCAAACCTGTCGTCGTACGATGCCAGCGATGCGGGTGTTGAGGTATCGGGCTACGGGACGGGTGACTACTCGCCTGCGGCCAACATGCCAGTCGGCTACCTGTACCTGTTTCTTTCTGATGAGCCCGCGATCGACACACTCTACCTGTCGTTCACCCGCTCGGGATCCCGACTGCGCAAGCTCCACGGGGCAGAGGTCGAGAACTTCACGAATCTGGTCGTTACCCTGGATTGAGGCACGAGCATGGTACGAAAAGTCGCAAACTCGCGCACGGATCGAGCAAACCCGATCCGACGGACGTCAGCACCGCTTCTGACGTTCAATTACGAGGACGTTACGGTAGCCGATACCTCGCAGGAGATTGGCGAGATCGCTCCACCGCCCGGCTGCATGCTGGTCGGGCTGGAAGTGAAGGTCACCGGTGCGTTTGACTTGGGCGGTACCTTTCTCGTCGTCAGGGTATTCAGTGCGCTACACGAATCTGCTCTTTGCAGCATTCTGCTCCATCAGGAAGGCACCTTCCCGTCGCTGTTCGCTTCGGTCAACCTCGACTTAGCCGGCCTGCTGCACGAAGAACTGAACGGCGATCCGTTTGCGGTGGGCGTGTTTGCGGCGGACGACGCCACCAACGTGGACACCCGAGAGAACCAAGGATCCTGCGAGATCTGGGGCCTCTACATCGACGCCACGCTGCCAGCTCAACCCAGGTTCTTCAGGGCATACACGAGCGAGGATGGGTCCCTCGTATATCTTGAGTCAAGCGGCGGGGACCTCGATTCTGTTGGCGGTGAACCAGACGGTCTTTTTGGTATCGGCGGGCCAGGCGTCGGCACCTACGACGGCATCGACGGCACGAACGGTAACGTCATCGCGCTGGCAATGGATCCGGTCGTCAGTGAGGGCGACGGCAACATCTACATTGACTACTTCGGGGAGGTGGAAAACTTCATCACCTCCGGCGGTCGACGCATGCAGAACGCATCGGAGCTGCCGGTAGAAAACAGGCGACCGTTCCCTCGGTGGATTTCCACCCTTGGTACCGAAATCTATGTCGGGATAGGTTCGCAATACGAACGGCTTGCGCTGCAAGATCCAGGACAGTGGACGATCACTGGCTCGGCATCCGTCGTCACGGGTGGACACTCAGCCGAGAACGACATGCACCTGACACTCACGATCGACACGCCACTGTTAGAGGGCGAACTCGGTGTCGCCACGCTGGGATTCAGCGAGGGCAAAGACGTCATCGTTTCGCAGGGTAGCCGCACCCTCAAGGCGTTCAGCGGCAAGGTCATCGAAGCGGACTAGCGAAGGGAATCCCAATGCCAATCTCCATCCAGGAACACGCCGGCAAGGTCCGGTGCACAGCCTACCTGAAGGGCAGCCAGCGCTACTCCGTCGAGATCGACAAGCTGCCCGAAAAGACGCAGACAGCGGTCAAGGCTGCATTGCAGGCCGTATCCGAGCACGCGGAAGCGCAGATCGCCGAGCAAAACAAGGGCGCTCCCGTCGAAGGTCTCCGCGAACTGGGTGGCGAGCGAGGGCGGGCATTGCGTGAAAAGAGAGCCGCACGCCGCGCTGAGCACAGCAAGGCGCGTGAGGCCAGGCGAGCCGAGCGCAAAGCGAAGCAGGACAAGCAAAGGGCAGCGAAGCCCGCTGCTGCGGAACGCAAGCCACGCGGCAAGTAATGCCGTTCACGCTCGTCACCACCTGCTGCAAGCGGTGGCACTTCCTGCAACGTTCGCTGCCCACGTGGGTGCGGATGCCAGGTCTCTCGCGCATTGTCGTCGTGACGTACGGGTTCGATGGCACTCCGCGGGATTGGTTGCCGGCGGACGTGGAGCTAGTGACGCTACAGGGCCCAGAGTTCATCCGCACGCAGGCGCGCAACGCCGGCGCTTTCGGTTCAGCCGACTCACGCCTGCTGTTCGTCGATTGCGACGTGTGTGTGGTGGACGCTGCCCGCTTCATGGCGTGGTCGGCATCGGCCGACTACGTGCTCGATTCGCCCCACGCGTTGAGCCGCCAAGGCACCCGAGATCCAGAGCGTACCGCCCCCGGGCTGCGAGGTACCCACTTCGTCACGCGTGAGTTGTTCGAGCGCGTGCAGGGGTACAACCCGCACATGCGCGGGTGGGGCGTCGAGGACATCGACCTCTACCGCCGATACGCCAAACAATCTGACGCCGTCGCCTACTACGACCGCTCTAGCCTCCGTCACCAGCCGCACGGCGACGCGCTGCGACGCGAACTGCAGCTCTGCTCACTGCGGCAAAGCGTCCAGTCCAACAAGGCAAAGGCGCGCACGTGCAAGCCTTGGCTCCTGGCTGACCCTGCCAGCCGCGGCTGCTGACCACCCCGCAACAGATCCGCCCCGGCACGCACCCCGTCGGCCTCCTGTGACCGATGCGCGGGTTATGACGAGCATTGCGATCGCTGGCGGCGATGGGTCCACAATGAGCTACACGCCAACCGGGGCTCCACTCAGGACTTTGGGCGACGAAATCGAAGTAGCCGCATTCGCGGATTTCGAGATCGTGGCGGACTGATCGCCACCCTGCGCGACCTCTAAACCACACCCAACCTGTTCGCCACTCGGCTGACCTCCACGGGTGGCTTGAGCGGGACGGGTGTGGGCTTTTTTGAGTGAATTGAAAGGAACCACAATGGAACTGCTACTGCAATTCAAGGCCTACCTGGCCAACCTGTACGAGACCCAGGCGCCGCTCTACTTCCTGCTCCTGGTCATCACCATCAACGTGGGCACGTGGGTGTCCCGCAAGGCCGTGCCGTGGTTTTGGTCGACGCTCGAGCTTGACAACCCGACGGGAAGCAAACTGCTGCAGTCGCTGCCGGTGGTGCTTGCGGGCATCGTACTGCACGGCTTGGGTGGCGCTGGCGTGGACGTTGCGGCCTTCTGGGGCGCGGTGTTCTCCGCGTTGGCCATCGTGCTGCACCACCTCGTGAAGGCCTGGAACTGGGGCCCTGCGAAGCTGTATCAGGGCGAGCTTGGCACGCTGATTCCGAAGCTGCTGGGCTGGCTTGCCAAGCGGGTGCGGGGTGCGCCAACGCTGATTGTACTGCTTCTAGCCGGGTGCGCGGGGGCGATGTGTCCGGCGTGCGGAACGCCAGCAGCGAAGTACGTCGACCCGGCCTGCGAACGTGAGATTGGATTGCTCGACGCTGCACGGGTTGCCGAGACGGAAGCGTGCACGACGCCCAAGTGCGTCGACGAAGTGCAGAAGCGGTACGACGAAAAGGTCGACGCGGCGTGCGGAGGTGCCCAGTGAACGATCTGCAAACCCTGTTGCAAGCCCTCCAGGTGGCCGAACCGCTCGCCAAGAAGCTGCTTGGTGGCGATGTGGCTGGCGGTGTCGTTGCGGCCCGCAAGGCTGCGTCCAAGCAGATGGGCGCAGCGCTAGCTGCCGACAAGAAGCGACGACTGGCGAAGAAGTGATCCACAGTTCCATTGCCGCGCGCGAGGCCATTTCGTGCGCGTTGTGGGCCATCCCGAAGTTCCTCGTTGCCGGTTCATTGCTGGCGCTTGGCCTCGGGATTGTCGCCGTTGAATTCACCGCAAAGGCAATCAAAGGATGACCCCCCGCCCCCTGCTCACCATCCAAGACCGCGACCCAGCCGTCCTCGAGATCCGCCGAATCCTCAAGCACAACGGCTACGATGTCAGCACCGAGGGTCCCGATCTCGACGTCCTGGACGAGCTGCTGTTCTCGCAGGTTGAGGTCTTTCAGCTGCAGCACCTGGGTCCTGATGGTGCCTTCCTTATCGGCGACGGCGAGACCATCGACGTCGACACCTGGTGGGCGCTCGATAACCCTGTCGGCGAGGCCCAAGAAAGCGGCCACAAGGCGATAGCCGACCGCGAACTCACAGAAGGCCGCTCCCGGCTGCTGGAGATGCTTGCGGCCGAGCACGCCAAGAACGTGCACGAAATCCCGGACGGATCGAACCGCTCGCCGGAGATTGACGGCTACTGGGGAAACACTGGCCTGCTGCCAAAGGACCCGAAGCAGCCGGGCCTAGCCTGGTGCTGCGCGTTCGTGTCGACCATGTTGAAGCGCACCCTTGGCTACTACCCGATCGGAGGCGTCCACCACGTTGGCGTCCAGCGGATGTTCCAGGCGGCACGGGACACGGGGATCGTCGTGGTCAAGCCCAAGCCCGGGGATGTGTTCATTCAGATCAAGAGCCAGGGGCAGGGTCACACAGGGTTCGTGACCGGTGTCAGCGAGGACGGCCTGACTGTCGCAACGTGCGGCGGCAACGAAGGAAATCGGCTGAAGAACGGACGGCGCCTGGTCAGCACCATTCAGCACTTCATCGACCCGATCGACGACGGCCAAGGCCTGGACTTCACCCGAATCCCCAACGCGGCCGCGACGATCGGCGCAAGTGAGGCGACGCGGTGAGCAGCATCCTGGTGTTAGCCATCGACGACGAGCGCCCGCTCCTCAACCAGCTGGCCCGAAACCTGGTCGAGTACGAGATCACTATCGTTCCGGCTTCTCGCTGGACGGACGCGGAAAAGGAACTGCGCGAGAACGACTTCGACTGCATCCTGCTGGATCTCAACCTCGTCGAATCGCGGGGGCTTGAGACGTTCTACCGGCTGCGAGCTCGCGTCCGCAGGGAGACGCCTATCCTGGTATTCTCCGGTCACATCGAGCGCCACATTGAGGTGACGCTGACCCGTGAGGGCGTCCGGTGCCTGACCAAGCCGTCCGACCCGGAGACGCTGGCTCAGCACATCCGGGACACCATAGCCGAGCATGAGCAACGTGAGCTTTTGCGTCAGCGCAGCAAGTCGCCTCCCGGCATTGTGGCGCCACAGATTATGGAATTTGTGAGCAGCAATCTCGATGAAAAACTGGAACCTGTGGAGCGCAAGGTCAACCGGTTGCTCGACTGGATGAACGCTGAACTTGAGGCCAAGCGGATCGAAGCTGAAGAGAAAAGCAAGGACGAGGAACGCCGTCGCTCGTGGTTCAAGCTGTCGACCAAGCAGCGTGACAAGCTGTTCACGTTCGTGCTAATCGTGGTGGCCGTGAAACTCGGATTCGTGACCCCTGAAATGGTGGGTGGATTCTTCGGAGTCAATGCGACGAGGCCGCAACAGGAGCAGCATGCCGACCCCCAACCGCGTTGGCGCGGCCGCAACCGCGGGGCAGCAGAGGCCCCCGCAGCAGCCCCGTCCGCAGCCTCAACGCCACCCGCAGATCCAACCCCGTGAGGCCTGCGACTTCGTCCTGCCCGGGTGCTCCGGCAAGTCGACGCCGGCTGTCATCCTGACCCTTGTGATCAACGGCATCACGAGCGGGTGCTGTCTCAATTGTAGGCGTGCGATGATTGGCTGAGTCTGCTACATTGACCGAGTCATGATCGCGAACATCGCCACGGAGGATGCCATGTAACGCGCGCGCCTAACGAAAGGAGGCGCCCATGCGTTACTGCTACTGGTGCGCGGTCGCGAGCCAACAGCTCGGAAGACCAACGCTCTGCCGGCCATGCTGGCGGAAGCTAAACAAGAGGCGCTGAGTGGCGCCCAAAGACCCCGATGGCCTCACGGCTGTCGGGGTCTTGTTTATTTTGTGGCAGCCCTCAGCACTCCCCGAATCCATACCATTCGCGTCATTCCGTGCGCGTGTGCGACATCCGCGTAACGCTCCCATTCGTCGTCCGATATTCCCGAGAGTGCCCGTAGCGCGTGTTTATGTTTGCCGGATGGGCCGGAGCGGGATCGCCCCTTTTTCTTTGGTGACTTTTTCACGACTCACCCCACGGCTTGAGCCACGGCAACCGGTCAACCCTCCGAAACATTGCCGGCAGATCAATCACTTTTGCTGGACCGCGAAGCCATACCGTGGCGCCGCAGCCAGTGGTCGGTTCGTCGGGCAAGCATCGGTCGACTTGCCCTGGAGACAGATGCAGCACAAATGGCTCGTCGCCGCCATCCTCCACCAGCCATTCTGTGCACAGCTCGCGATCGCTCCACTGCTCAGGCGCTAGTTGCGATAGAATCACGTACTTTGCTCCGCGCCGTAGCTCGTCGACAAGTTGCGCCATGGTGTCGGGCACGAGCAGCCGAAATGAGTAGGCGTTGATCGATAGATAGAGCAGACCATTACGCGCGTGCTCGGTGTCCCAGTAGTCGCTCAAGACGATTTGCGGGCCGTCGTTTTTGATGATCATTCTGCTTCCCATGCCTCCGAGAATTCTCGATCCGAGAACAGCTCAGCGAGCCCAGTGATCTGCTTGAGACGAAGCACCTCATCAGCATCCATACCCAACTCCTTTGCGATCTTTTCGTCGGACCAGTTTCGTTTTGACAGGTCAGAAACGATCTCGCTCATGGCGGTTACCTGATGTTTCCCGCGAGCCCTGTTATGGCGGATTGTGGATGCCACACGATTGCATAGCTCGGATCGCGACTCGTTGATTTGCACAACAGGTAAATAGCCTCTGATGCGTTCCCTGATTGTTTTGACTTCGGTTCCGCAGCGGTATCTGTGAAATCCATCCACTACCTCGTAGCCGGTGCCTATTGAAAAACCAACCACTGGTTGCGTATACCCGTCTGACTCTATTGAATGCTGCAGCAGTCGCATCTCCGGCGGCGCAACGTGGTTAGGGTTATAGTCATTGGCGATTACGGTGTCAGACTTGACCCACCGAACGAAATCGACGGGCTCCGCTTTCATTGGGCTTGCTTCGTGCAGCAACTCACGCACTTCGTTGAGTGCAGCGACGGCGTCATCCGTAGGCATTGCGCGGATCAGGTCGGCCAGGCGCTTAGCCAGCTCTACATGCCCCAAAGAGTCCTCCGTTTTTTCATGATCTTTTTGTACCTCTCGTAACTTTGACTCTTTGTCTGAGTAAAACTAAGCCCTTTTGCCCAATGGTCGTTGCGCAGGAGCATCTTACAAATGCGTGTCCAGCTTGGCTTGTCTTTGGCGTTGGCTGGTCCTGAATCAGGTATTCCAGCAGGATACCCTCGCACCGAGTACCACTTCAGAAAAACAGCGATCTTGTTTTCGTAGTGCTCCTTTGTATGTGGCGGCAAGGTATCGAGCAACAACCTGGAAAAGCTTTCCCATGAGTGACTATCCGGTTTGGAGATCTTGATCCTGCCAAGAATGTTTCCGGACTCTTGAGCGTACAAAGCGCCGGAATTTGCGCCGTTCACGCGGGCAACAACGCGGCCCCATGTCTCGGGCTCGATCACATGGTACAACCACAACCCGCGACGCTGGTCGTCGCCGTATGGCTGACAGATTCGCATCTGGTGGATCGATAGGCCAGCGTGATGCATGCGATCATAAAGCTTGTTGTATTCCGCTCCAAACTTTGCCGCGAATGTCCACAGATCTTCTGTGCGCCAGTCGTAGATCGGGTATGCGTTGAATACGGAGCCGCCTTTCCATGTCGTCCAAGCCAGATTCTTGTAGCGTCTCTTACGCAGGATCAGCGTGCGGTAGCGGTTTAGGCTTTCGTCGGCACGGATACCAACGAAGCAGCAGGTGGCCTCACCGTTGCTGTACCAATGTGAAAAGTCGTCAATAAATTCCTCAAACTCCATGCCGCTGCAAAAAAACGGGAACGTGCTCTCGCTGGTAATGCTTAGCGATGAAGGCTGGCGCACCCAGCCCGCGTGCTTTTCTGGATCCCAGCATAGCCACTTGGGCTCATAGTTGCTGACTGCGTTGCGTAGGGCAATAGGCAGCGCCACCCAATACGGATCGATGTGCTCAGCGTACTGCTTAAACATCAACTCAACGTGCTTGATCGTGAGTTGGTACTGTGCCTCTAAGTCAACAAATAGCACTCCGACCTTGCGGCCACGACGGATGGCCTCGGCCATGACAAGATGCAGCATGACGGAACTATCCTTGCCGCCAGAAAACGAGACGTAGATCCGAGGAAAGTCGTCAAATGCCAGCTTAATGCGATCCATGGCCGCGATGAGCACGTCCTTGCCTAATCCTCGCTTAGCCAATTGTGCACAGTCCTTTCATCGACTTCTGTCGGCTGATTGTCTCGCACCCAGCAAAACCAACGTCGCCATTTCTTGCCGTCTTGCTGGTGGATTTCATAAATCTTGTCATCGTCCAGTGTGTACGAGTACGTCACGCCTCTGTTTCCGTTACGACTGGCATCGGAGTAGTCGACGAGCGCTTTCAAAAATGAGCGCTCGAAGCCAAACAGATCATGAGGCCCAACAATTTCAGCGCACCACGGCGAGGGAGTCTTAGGGTAGTGTTTTAGCCACTCGCGGCGCCCGCGCGGGTCCTGTGGGCCAAGAAAAGTTCTCTCAAATCTCTCGTACTGCCGTAGCCATCTCAGGGCTTCGTGATTGCGAACCTCAAAAGTGAGAACGTACATTGTCCAATAAATCCCGCAGAGGACGTGGCGCAAAAAAGATCCCCTCGAATCGGCGTGCATTAGATATGCGCTCGTGAAGCGGTACCATTGTACCAAAAGCAGACGGATGGCGCCCAACTGGCGAAGCTAACCATCGAGCAATACGCTTGCTGACGTAATCAGCATTGACGCGACGCGCGAACGATTGGATTGCCACGGTAGCAACGGACCCCGCGTATTGCTTACACACCTCACGCGGTTCGATCATGCGCATCGAGCCAAACGGACTATCTTCGATGTTGTCGACGAGCCCCCAGATGGATAGCGCGTGCTCCCTGGAGTCACACACGATGTACTTATCTCCGAGCGCAATGAGCCAAGAGTCAGAGTCGTTTACGCAAAAAAACAGGTTGGCCGTGGTCTTTGTCATAAGACACAGCATAGCGCGCGTAGATACGCGCGAAACCACAAATCGACCTCCCATCCAAAACACCCAATAAACCACGGGAAAACCAGACTTATTAAGTGACTTTACCCGCCTTGAATGACCGCCCATTTGACGCCCCCTCGCAAGTCCCGATGGCTGCGGGAGTCCGTCGACATTCTGTCACCGGCGCCGATTGCAGGGCTGCGACGGCTCGCATGATACGGGCCTGCACTGGGGTGCGCTGCTCAAACTCGTCCGGCGACATATCGTACTCGGACCATATTGGAATGCACGCTAGGCAGGCATCGCGCAATTCGGTCAACTGCCGAAGCAGGGCGAGGGCTTCATCGCGGTCGCTGTCCCATGTCGACGGGCACTCGATATTGCTGTCAACTATCTCGCGGAATGCCAGTTCATCGAACTCGCGCAACGCACGACGTTTCCGTATCGCTTCGACAAGTTGTGCTGGGGTCGTCATGGCGGGTACCCTGCCGAAAGCATCCGATCGGCGATCCGCTTGGCATCTCTCAGCGTCGGTGCCGTCGTGTTGAACAGCGGACGTATCTCCGGGATTTTCAAAACGTCCCAGAGACGCCAACGCTTTCGGCTTTTCTGGATTCGCAACGGGCCCTTAGAATACATGACTCGACCGCAACCACCGAAGCGAATCCAGCCATCTTTCATTAACTTCATTGGTGGCATTTGGTCTCCAACTCCGCAATCCGCTCCCGTGCCTGACTCAGCTCTACAACAATCGCCCGCACAACACCAGGCACCATGTGAGGCAGCACCTGTGACTCAATGCCGGACTGATGTAGTACCTCGATGGTGGCAACGGTCACCACGCGAAGTTCCTCTAGGCGCCCTTTGGTCTCGGCAAGCTCCAGCCTCAATCGCGTCGTCTCGTTCTGCGCGGCTCGACATTTCTCTGACAACTCATCCCGCTCCCGCTCAACGGAGGCGAGTTTGGTGGCGGCGAAGCGGTTGAGCGCGTCTAGCTGCTCAAAGCATAGGCTGGCATCTTCATCGACATTGCCGCCCATCTTTTCCTGCAACTCACAAATTACGGTCAATGTCTGAGCAGCCGTTGTTAGTGGCGCCTTCGTTTCCTCACTCACGGCTTCAACTCCACTAGCTCGAAATCTGCGCACTCGCTAGCCGTCAACAGTTTTAGTCTGAACTCGTTCTGGCTGTCATGGTCGAACCCCCAGTGACCCTTGACGCATTCGGTTGACACGTCGCTTCCTGGTGTAAGATGGCTGTATCCTTGCTCGCCGCCGTCCCAGTTCCAATGTTTGCACATGATGCAGGTTCTGTTTGATTCACTCACGGCTTCCTCCTTGCGCTTCGAGGGTGCGGATGCGCTGCTCAAGCTCTGCAATTCGTTTGACGCCATGAACGGCAGCCTTGGATATCTCGTTGTAATCGTTGCATGTAGCAATGTCAGTAAGCCCAATTACGACGCTCTCCCACTGTTTGGTGCATCGCGCATCGCGCAATCGTTCACACTCATCCAGGAGAGCGACGATATTTGGAAGGCGCCCAGCGGCCCATATTGCAAGGCAATCAGAGCCTCCCCCGGCATCTCTGAGCCTTGATAATTCGACGCCGCGGTCTAACTGCTCCCGCGTCAACGCCTTGGCTTCACTTGGCATAAAACACCTCCGATGGTTCTACGGTTTGGCCACAGTCATCGCAAACATCGTGCGAGGCGTGCTGGCGATGTACGCTTGAGTAGTGGTGCAGAATTGGACCCGGAACCCAGATCACAGAACCCCATGGGCCCTCCTCACTATGCCCTGAATCATAGTTGAATTCCGTAACGTGCTCCTTGGTAACTAAGACCCTAGAGCGACTGGTTAGCGGGTGCGCGCAGGCTTCATTTGGCATGGGGTCTCGCTTTCTTGGCTACTGGTTTGCCGCTCGCGCGGTTGCGCTTTCGGTATTCTCGGATGAGCGCCACAACCGTTTCGTAGTCGTCGCGCGTCGGCCTCATACCCCAGTTCATTCGATGCAACACCGCAGAGCGCCTTACGGAGCTTAGTGCTGGATCTGGTTTCATCGTTTCCCCCGCTTCCCGCATCGTGGTTTGGGTTGCTTGGTGACGAGTGTGTATTCGTCCCAGCCAGTGAACGGTGTGGTTGACGCGCAGAACACCTTCACGTCGAAGTACGGCGGAATGCTGGCCTCGGTAATAGGCGAGCCCAGATTGAGCCACAGACGCAGGGGCTTCGGAGCCTTCGCCATTACTCTGGCCTCCTGCGCAGCGGTTTCTTCAGACCGTGCGCCTTCGCGATCAGTCCCATGACGTTCTCCGAGAACTCCCAGTAGATGTCGCTTTCATCTGTTGAGTACAGGCGCAGACCGGTCGTGTCGCGGTAGCACTTGTATGCGTGTGCCAGGATTGAATCAGCCAGCGACCGACGCTGCTTGTCGGTCAGTACCTGTTTGCGAGCCTTCGCCATTACGGGGTGCCTTTCATAGATCCTCACCCTGCCCGTACTTCGGGTTCTCTCTTAGTTTGTCCAGTGCGCTGTAGGTTCCGTTGTCGTGGTCAGGGTCGAAACCGTCCTCCATCAGAATGATCTTACTATTGAAATCGTGCTCACCAACGGCGTCTTCGATTTGGTGTGTCAGTGACTCGATGATGCTTTCAAACTTCCGCAATGCAGCGCCCTGAACATCCAGCGCAAACTCCCAGAGCAGCATCGATCGCTGGTCCTTCGTCATCTTCGGATCCAGAATCTGAGACACAATCTCGTTGATCAGGTCGTGGATGGCCTCGCGCGGGTTACGGAGCGGTGGTAGCATTGGTGGCTCACCGCCGCCCTGGATAGACTTCAGGGTCACAACCACCTCCAAACCCCATCGTCGCACCGGTGGTATTCGGCGGGACAACACTGGCACCGCGTCGGCTCGTGCTCGCGAATACTGGATGGCATCAACTCATGTGAACCATATAGCGCAATCAGCTGGCACGTCCCAATCGCGGCCATTCGCTCGCAGAATTCGATGGCTTGACTGAGAGCATCGGCAAGACGCATGTTACAATCACTTCGGAAGGCAACGAAGAATTCGTAAGCCTCTTGGCTGGGCGCCCAGAGAAACAATCCTAGGCAGTCCCCGGGGCAGCGCTTCAACTCCTCGGCAATCGCTGCGTAGTTCATGGCCGCACCTGCAGCGCAGCCAGTCCGCTCTTCGTGATTCGATACAGGTATGAGGCGCGCAACCAACCGCCGCGCACCTTGCGCTCAACGAGCCCACGAGCAACAAGCCGACCAAGAGTAGCCGAGTGGTGAGAGGCATCGCGCCCGCCAACAAACATTGGAGTAAGCCATCCGCGCCACTTCGGCACCATGATTCGCGCCGACCTGAGCGCCTCCAGGCACTCGCGCTCCTTGTCGGTCACGCCTTCACCGCCCATTCTCTGAGCACGTTGTCGTAGGCCTCGGGTGCGTGGATGCGGTCGGTTCGTAGCCATACCTGCATTGCGTCACCATTGCGACGAAAGTGAATGCAATGCTGCTCGCGTGGCGCTGGCTCAAGTCTCAGGTACTCCAACCCCGCCCGCTCACATGCCGCACGGGCCAGGGATTCTGCGGGGTCTACGTTGAGCAGATTTGTCAGATCAATCCACGCCGCCTTCCAATTGTTACACGGACGACCGTAACGGGCTTCAATCTCTCTAGCCTTCCCCGCAATCTCCGCCCGCGTCCTTTCGTCTTGGTCGCGGCGGATGGTTTGCTCGTTGGGTATCTGTTGCAAAAGATTCAGCCAGTCCGGGATGTTCCTGTCACTCGGATACCCGAGGGCTCGGCCTAGCTGTTCTTGGTACTCGATACGCAACTCCATCTCGCACTTCTCGCGCTCGTCGGCACGGATGGTTTGCTCGTTCAACGAAAGTTCTTGCACTTCAGGTGGCAGCTTCGCTTCGGGGCTTACGGCGGGGGCGTCGGTAAGTATGAATTCAGCAAGGTCGATGCAGTAGCTGATTGATATCCAGTTGCCAGTATTTCGGCTGTACGCATCACGTTCTTTTTTCAGCGCCGCAATCAAATACGCCTTCCCGCCCACCGCTCCCGGCTGGGGTGGGGTGTAGTCGGAGGGGACGCGCTGGAAGAGGCGGCCAAATGTGTCGGCGTGTAACTCATGCTCCGGGCCTTTGATACGAACGCTCAGCCCGTTCTGCTCGCACTCGTACACCCCGGGCTTGGGGATTGCGCGGAAGGTGGTCATCGGTGCAACTCCAGCTTCATCAGCGGTTCGCCGCTGCTGTGAGTGGCGTGGGTAATCTGAACGATGCGCAGCCACTTCCCTGAGGTTGCCTCGATGGTCTCCCCAAGGTTCGGTGCTCTCGCGGCCACCCGTGGCCACTCCTCGCGCTTGTACTCGTCGAGGTTCGTGCGGCACTCGATGCGCACGGCGGTGAGCGGAATCACAGCTGTTCCCCATCCGGCAAAAGGTCCACCGTGAACAATCCCGATACAGTGACACGCAGCCTCAAGCCAAGACGTTGAAACGTCACCTTGGTGCGCTTACTCTCTTCGCCGTCAATACCGTAGCCCCTGCAGAAGGCATCCGAGTCGCCATCGAATCCGCACCCACCTTCGGAAGTAGTGGAGTCGTCGCCCTTGCGTGGCACTCTGAAGTGAATGTTGAACGGTGTCTTGCTGCCCGGCCTGTCCGCCACAATCTCGACGCGCGCACCACCGACAACAAGCTTCCCGCCAACGATTGCGTCGCTGTCCTCGCCCACCCACTTGCCGACGAGCGACGGGTAGTCCTCCGGCTTGACCGTCTGCCAGGTTGGTGGCGCCGGTTCGGGGTTGCCTGCGTCCGACGCCTGGCGGTGCATTCTTGCGAACTGCTCGACCATCTCGGGTGGCACTTGCAAGGGGGCCGCGCTGGCACTCGGTTGCGCCTCGGCGCTCAGCGTGACCGTGTTGCGCTCGGTTGGCTTCATCGCCTCGCGGCCAAGCAGGAAGATTAGGGTGAAGATCAGCACGGATAGGATGATCCAGAGGCCTCGGTTTTTGTTGGTTGGGTTCATGGGGTTCCTTTCAATCAGCGAACATTCGCTTGGTGGTTCTGCGGGTGACGCGCCCGGGGCGCTTCGGTGCGCACTTCGGGCACGCATACTTGAGCAGGTCGCGGTCAGGGGTGCGCTCGGCGGCGCGCAGGCGTGTGCCGATGATCTTGATCCGCGTTCCGCACACGACGTGTTCGGCGTTCCAGATCGTACCGTTGCCATGCTCGGCGATGTCGACCACCCGGAAGCCGAGGATCGTTCTGCCGGTCATGTCGATCTGGCCGACTCTGAAACGCTGTGGATCGCCGCGTTTCATGCTGGCACCTTCAGCTGCAATTCGATCAAATCGTTATTGAGGCTGCGCACCCGTGCGCGTTCCTTGGCCAGCAGAGTAGTTAGCTGACTGACCTGTCTCCGGGCGCTCCTCAGCTCCTCGGAAATGTCAGGCACCTCGACGAGCAGCTTGCCCGGTATGCCCCGAGTCAGCGCCGTTGCGTGCTGGAGCCCCGTGGGCAGCTTGCCGCGGAACCCACCAGCCACGCGCCGCAGCTCGGAGATGAGCAGCAGCACTTCCTCGATTCCTGACCATTCGTCGAAGCGCTCCGCTGGTCTCTGGGTCGTCACTCGTGTGCCAACACCGGCGACAGACAGGTATCCAAAGCGCGGCTTGGGCGTGGATCCGTGGAGCAATGGCTGCACCAGCGTGGGCGGCGTCAGGTAGTAGCGCAGCTGCCCAACCAGGCGGTGTTCTTGGTGACTTCGCTTGTGCTGGTCTCTCAGGTAGTCCTCGACGGACACCTTGCACTCGACGCTAATCGACGTCCCGTCGTTGCGCCAGCCGATGGCGTCTGGGATTTGGCAGCCGTGCAAGGCGCCACACTCCGCCAGAATGACGACGCAACGCTGGCGTCCAAGCCAACGGGCAGCGCTCACAACCAGGTCGGCGTGGGTCAGCGTCACGGCTGAAGCATCCCCACAATCTCGCGCATCTTGCGCGCCCGCTTGAACCTCTCCGGACTCGCCCAGCACTGGCCACCCAAGTGATACGCGCTGAACATCGCGGGCCCGAAGTTCTTGCGGTAGTGCTGCTTCAAACACCGATTCGCCGCCCAGACGAGCGTGGCGGTTCCAACTCGAATGCACTTGATCGTGCTCTCCAGGTCGGTGCCCGCCAGCTCATCCAAGCTCCCGGCGTAACGGTCCCAAAAACCGTTCGTCCGGTGGACTTGCATGAGGCACACCTCGCCAGCCGGGCCGCGAATGGTGCCGTCGTGGACGCCGCGCAGCATATTGGACTCGAAGTCGATGATCGTCAGTTGAGCGGCTGCGAGCGTGACCGGTGAGTCGGGCCACTGGGGCAGGAACTCGGCATGAACTTGGGCCAGCGCCTTGGCGGTTGTCTCGTAGCGCTCGTGCTCCGACGCGGGGGCGGGCATCAGGGCGAGCAACGTGGCAAAGATCAGGGCGGTGGTCATATCGACACGACCTCTCCGCCGATGCCGTAGCGCCTCGCCTGCCTGATGAAATCTTGTGTGCCACGGGATCCTGGCGCAGGGAACGCCCGGTACTGCACGTCGTGCCCGTAGTCTTTGAGCGTCAACCCAAACACAGCCATGTCCTCATTTCGCCTAGGCCCCGCGGCTCTCATTTGGCCCATCTGATCAAAAGCGGTCCACTTCGCCGGAAACGGAACGATGCAGACACCACAACGTCCGACTGCGTAGCGGTGGCACAAGCCATCCACGCCTGTGAGTTTGTTTTCGTCGAACACCCCATCACAGCCGCATGCACCATGGATCAGCATAGCGAACTCCAATGGGATCAATTCGTTGCGCACCTTGGTGACTTGCTCTGGCGTGAGTGACACGCGCGAACCAGAGACGATCAACACGTTCATACCCACTGGCCTCCGTGGTATTCGGCGGGGCATTTCGCGCACGGATCGCCGTCCATTCGAACGAGGCCGCTCTGACCGTGGGTGCCGTATGTGTTGTGCTGCCAGCACCCATCAATCGCGGCCATGCGCTCGCAGAATTCGATGGCCTCACTGAGTGCATCAGCAATCCGCATGTCACTGCCACTGCGGAACGCGACGAATAGTTCGTACGTCTCTTGGCTGGGTACCCAGCGGAACAAGCCGAGGCAGTCACCTGGGCATGTGCGCAACTCAGCGGCGATGGTGGTGTAGTTGACGGTGGGGGTCATCCCTGAAGCTCCTGCACACGCTCACGAAGCGTAAGCACCTCGGGATCACGCTTGCTGTGCTCCGGTTGCAGGTCCCTGCCGCGCTCGCGTTCTACCTGCTCCAGTGGTTTTCCGGTGTGCGCTGCTTCAGCTTTGCACAGCAGATAGAACGCCTGTGTGCCGGGTCCGATGTAGTAGCCGAGATCGGGATCCGTCTGTGAGCGATCGAGAACGTACTTGACCGCTTCGTAGAGACCCTCTGTCGCTGGAGCGGTGGCAGCCATTCACCCCACCCCTTCTGTCGTCCCGCTCGGCAGCAGCATCCTCGGCTTGTCACCCTGCGTCGCTGCCCTGAATTGCTCCGCCAGCTTGCTCTGCGTCTCCGCGTCCTGTTGCGCCAGCTTCAAGTCCAATGCTTCGTTGTGCATCCTGACCATTTCCTCCTGCCTGGAGACGTGATCGGCGTTCTCTTTTCGGCAGGCAGCATGCACCCCGTCTAGCAACTTCACGGCCCTCTCGTGGTGCTCCCGGCAGTAGTGGGGGCGCTCTTCAAATCCTTCTGGTGTCGTCACCTGGTAGCGAGGCGGCAACGAATGCAACTGGCGCGTGAGGCTCCAGCGGTCCAGCCACGGGATTGAGCTGCGGGGCTTGCAGTGGGTTGCCTGATTGGGGCAACTCTGGACCGCGCAGAGCAAGGCGTTTTCGTTCACGCCTGGCCCACTTTCGGATCGGGTGGCGGGGCGTCGAAGATCACGACGGCGATACCCGTGGGCGTTGGTTCGCACTTGTAAGCGGTCTGGGTTGAGACGCCCAAACCCTTCGCCGCTTCCTGTGCAACCAGCTCGTTGACTTGCTCGGTCGTGTAGTGCGTGACCTTGTGGACTTTCATCGGGTCTCCTTGGTTGGTTGCTCTTGGTACGGGACGCTTTCGCGCAGCGCCTTCAGCCAGTCGTTTCGGCCGTTGGTGCGGGCGATTTCCTCGGTGTTCTGGGTGACACTCCGCTCCGCTCTGTTGTGTGCCTCGGTGAGCTTGAATCGCAACCAATCGGGACCGCCGCGCTTGACCGGAGGCGGGCTCACGTAGTCACTGACGCTCAGGTCCAGCTGCTCAAGCATGAACCGCTTCAGGCCCTCGTGTTCACTGGTTGGCGGTTGCCAGTCCGCGACCTTTGATCGCATCGCCAGAAAACGCGCGTTGTTGGTCGTGGTCTTGAGGTTGTAGGCTTCCGATCTGGCCAGCTCCCTGGCGTACTCTTCGGCCGCTTCTGTCTCTGCTTGTTCTGGCGTCAGAGCGGATAGTCTCACGATCTCGGATTTAGCTTCCGACGCCCACTTGGCGTACGTGTCACTGGGCTGAAACTCGTCCGGTATTGGCGCGCCGCTTGGCTCGTCTCGCATCAGTATTAGGGCCCCAAACGCGCGGGCACACGACCAAACGAACTGCTCGAAGGTGTAGCTTTCGTGTTCCTCTATTGGGTAGGTGTATCCGGTTGGCATTTTCCTCCTTCAGCTAATCAATTGCTCAGTTGCGCGCTTGTCGTTGGTGGTCAGGTTCTTGGTGTGAGGCGGTTGCTACTTGTTCGCGTGCTGGCTTTGGAGAGGACCACCCGCAGCGCATGACCCGGTGGCAGTCCCGGGTCGTTGATCCGCACGTCGCCTTCACGGACGACTAGGTCGATGCGGCCAGCTGTGATGGTGGTGGGGTCGGTCATCCCACCGCATTCCCTTTCCGGTCGTAGTGAATCGTTCGCTTGGTCGCGTTGTCGTAGACGCGGGTTGTGGGCTCGACGGCGCGTTGCAGCTCAGGCGACAGCACAGTGCCACCGTCGAGATCGTCAACCAGCTCCAGCTGCCGGAGCTTCGCAAGTGCAGACGCGAACCCACCAGACCCAGCAGACAACCCGGCGCGCTTCGCTATCTCGACGCGATCAATGGGTCCAACTTGTGCCCGGTGTGCTTCTCTCAGGCCGCGCAGAATCTTGGCCGCACTCGTCTTGACCTTGGCGCACCAACTCTCGAACAGCTCGGACCCTTCGGGCAATGGAGGCACATAGCCAAGCGCTTCCCTGCCGGCGCTGGTCAGCTCGTTGGAATCGCCGGCACTGGTCATGAAGCCAGCGGCACGACAGGACGCCATGCCAGAAGCGAACCCGCCACTCTTGCCGGACAGCCCAGATAGGATCGCGATTTGCTTTCGGGTCAGTGGGCGATTGTACTGGGCTAGCGGAGTCAGGATGCGCCGCTCAGTCTTGGTCAATTCGTCGTTCGCGTGGCCCTTCCCATTCAACGGAACAGGCTCCCTGGACTCGACCGGCTCCAACAGTGTCGACCGCCTACGCGGCGGCTTGCTCGGTGGCGGGACACTTGGATCACGCGCCGCCAACTCCTGCGCGTCGACTTCCAGCAGGATGCTCTGCGCATGCAGGTACGCCTTGCCGATGGTTCCGAAGACGGCGGCTAGGGCTTTGCGGGATTGGGCCGGTGTGCGGCTCACAGGTTCACCCTGAACGTCCACCGCTTACGCCACGACCAGTCAGGCTTGCGCTTCTGGCGGTGCTGCTGGTGGCAACCACAGCTCGAGTGGTGGACGTGCTGCGCGGGCTGTGGCTTCGCCGGGAGCAGCGTCGGGCACGGCGTCGGCTGGTAGACCCAGCCGAGCGATGCCACGAAAACGAGGACGTAGCAGGTCGGCATGCTACTCGGCCGCCTTTGGTTCCTCGCGCACGTGCCCGTCTTCGATCACGATGGCGGTCGGGTCGGTGGTGCGGGCGTCCTCGACCCACACTTGGCAGTCGTTCTCATCAGCCATCTTGGCGATGAGCGCGAGGCCGTCCTCGTCGAGCAGTGAGCCGTCGCGCACGAACAACACCCGCAGCTTCGGGTTCATGGCAATCCCGATCGCGAGGCTGACGCGTAGCTGTTCGGCACGACTGGCCTGGCTGAACGGTAGTCCGTTGAATGTGACACCGTTGTCGTCGAGGCCGAGGCCTTCGACTGGGAACTTCACCGAAGTGAGCGTCGCTTGCTTCTGCTTGTCGAGTTCGTCGATCTGGGCCGTCAGCGTGGCCCACTTGGCATCCGCGTCCGCAACCTTCTTGCCGAGATCCGCGCGTGTCGCGTTGGCGCGCACCTTGGAGTTAACCTCTTCCGCTTCGCCGATCTGATTCTCGATGTCAGTGGTATCGATTGCATCAATGCCAGCGAGCTGCTCTCGTACGCCTTGAACGATCGCCTGCTCGCGTTGCATCGCTTCCTCGTGAGCAGCGATCTCGGCCTGGATCTCCGCCAGCTTGGCTTTCAGGTCCGCGAGGTTCTCCAGGTCCTTTTCGTGGTCCGTCTCGCCCTCGGCAATCCGTTCGACCATCGCCTGGCGCTTCTCGTTGTGGGTCTGCGCTTCCTTGAGACTCGCCATCAACTCCTTGACGCTGACCTCCACGGCGGGTGCGTCGTCGTGCTTGGGCGCGGCCTCGTACTGCGTCCGCAGCGACTTCTGCTCGCGTCCGTGGTGGGTGCGTTCCTCGTACACGGCCGCCCGCTTCTGATTGATCAGCGTGAAGTCCAGGTTAGTGAGTTTGCGCAGCGTCTCGCCCTGCTTGCCTGGATCCTCGCTGACGAACTGCAGCGGGTCGAAGCTGATCGTGTTGAACAGCTGGTTCAGCACCGTCTGTGGGTTGCCCGCACGAAAGCCGTCCTCCTTGTTCTTGACGACGAGCTTGTCGGTGGTCGCCGTGATGACGCGTTCCACCACGGTGTCTCCCAGGTCGAGCACGATCGAGGCCTCGTCGCTGCCGTTGCGAATAGGTTTCGACGGTGTGACCTTCTTGCCACCCAGGGCCATTTGGATGGCATTGAGCACCGACGACTTGCCGGCGCCGTTCTTGCCACCCAGGGTGATGACGTTGCCTTGTGGCGTGATCTCCACTGCGCTCAGGCGCAGCACGTTCTTGGCGTTGAACTTGACGATTCGCTTGCTGGTCATGGTGGTCTCCTGTGATGGCGCGAAGTAAGGACCCCACGCACGCGGTTGGCTTCTTCGGAAAGGGGGGACACCGAAGGAAAGACCCACGTGCGTGGGGAAATCTGATTCAGTCCTCGCCTGGCTCGCGCGTCGCCGGTTGCGACTGCTGTGAGTCTGAGGACTGAGCTGCCTGTGGTGGCTTCACGTCGTCCGAGACGTTGCCCCGCAGTTTCACCTTTTGGCCGTCTTGGGCGGGCGCGGTCGGTGCTGGAGGTGGCTCACCCTCCGGCTCGATACTCGCTTCAGAGGTGTCAATGTTGTTGGTTTCGAGCAACCCGAGCACCTCTGGATCCACGGCGCCGAGTTGGTTCTTGTGGAGCTCCAAGCTCTGATCGACCGTTTCGGCACGTGACATTTCCGCGGACTTGGGGAGCCAGCGGAACAGCCGCCGGATGCCTGTTTTCAGGCACATTGCCTCGTAGTCTGTAACCCACGGACCATCGTTCTTGGCTCGACTGCGACCGCGATACGACTCGATCTCATCGCGCGTCAGTACCGTGAAGACTGGCTCGCCGTTGTCGAGCTTCGCCACGGCGTAGACGTGGGTCAGATTCTCCTTGCTGTGTACGACGCCAGCCTTGGGCTTGTGCTTGATGCTAGGATTGAGGCCGATCTCGTAAGAAAAATCGTCGCCATTGTAGACCGGAAAGGCGTAGATATTGCGCACCGATCCGGACCGACGCGCCAGATCCATGAAGCCTTGGTAGCCAATGACCAACTGGCAATCGACGGTGTTCTGTCTGCGATTGTTGAACGGGATCAGATAGGCCTGGCCCAACGGGGTATTGACCTCCAACCCCAGCTGGCTGGCCTGAACCACGCAGCCCAAGAAGCTGGCTGGCGTGCATTCCCGCAACTTGGGGTTTGTGCGCAATGCGGTAATGGCGATGCGCATCATCCGGTCCGCAGGCACGTGTTTGGGTAGCGCCTCCATGATGGCCGGCTGAAGTGCAACGAGCATCTGCTCCAAGGTCTTGGGGGCATTCGTTGCTGGCTTCCCTGCTGGTTGAATGGCGGTCGTTCCCGCCCGTGCTGCTGCTGATGTCATGTTCCTGTTCTCCTTTGCTCGAGCTTCTGGATCTCTTTGGTCTGAATGGCCCCAGCTGCGTCGAGCTTGGCCTGCAGGTCGCGCTTGGCTGACGCCCCATTGCCGCGCCCTGCGCGCTTGGCGACGTGTGCCTCGAGGCGCGACACACTGATGTCGATGACCTCGGCGAAGTCCTTGTCGGTGAAGCCAGACTCCTCGAGGATCGGCCACGTCTTGACGACGTCGAGCTCTCGCTTGTTTTGGATCTCGATCGTCAAGCGCGTCTCGTTGCCGACGATGTCACCGTTACGCAGAACGTGTGACTTGATGGCTTGCGACACGCGCTCGGCGTACTTGCTAACCAGCTTGGCCTTCTGTAGCAGCGAGACGATCTCGTCTGGCTGCATGGTGGCGAGCTGACTCTCGGCCGCGGCCACCAGCTGTTGGTCCGTGAATGCCGCGACGTCCCGACGCACCAACGCATTCGCGGCGGCACACTCGTGTGAGCGCTTGCAATGCGCGCAATTGGTCTCGCTTGGACGGTAGACGCCATCCCACTTCACCACCGTGTTGAGCACCATCTCGATCCACGCGACCGCGCCCTTGCGCTTCATGGTGTAGGTCTCGACGTGGGCGGTACGCACCCACACGGCTGTGACCGTCACCTCGGTCAATTCGGGGTGCTTGTGGAACAGCAGCATTCCGTAGGCCTTGAGCTGCTCGCTGTAGTCGCTGTCCTTGTGGCCAGTCTTCCAGTCGAGCGCGCGTGCCACATTGCCGGCGATCAGCACCGCGTCGATGTGCCCCGAAAGCTCGACGCTCTCGGTGAGCCCGATGATGATCTCCACCTCAGTCGATGCCCCCTCGAAACTGGCCGCGATCTCGGGCCAAATCTTCGTGGCCATCGCGCAGAGCATGCGAACCTCGTTGGTGTCGGCACCGTGCTTCTTGGCCACGGTATCGACGGCGCCAAAGTCAATGAAGCCCCGGATCGGGAGGTCTTGCAGCAGCTCGTGTGCGGCCGTCCCGTTGGCGGCTGCCTCGCCTGACTCGTTGATTGGAACGAGCACGGGCTGAGTTGAGCACGGGGCCACAACGGCCAACGGCATCGAGCTCGCGCGTAGTCGGATCAGCTGAGCGGTCACGGCGTTGCCTCCCTCGGCGGCTGCTTGGAAAGCCACACCTGGGCGCCCAGCTTGTAGAAGAGCTGGCCCGCCGCGGTGGCGTCAGTGTGCGCGCTGTGGGCTTTGCCGATCAGCTCGATGCCATGGCGCTGAGCCGCAACCGTGAGCTTGTGACGACCCTTGCCCGAGACGAATCGGTCGACCTTGCGGACCAACGAGAGCGAGTCGACCCAGGGCCACGTCCAATCGTCACCGAAAGGCGGGACGAAGTTGCGATCGAAGCTGGCGTTGTAGGCACCTGGCTGCGCACCCTCGAGCAGGCGCTTCGTACGCGGATCTGAAAACCATTCCTCGATGGTTGGGGCGTCCTTCACCATCTCGTCGGTGATGCCGTGAATCTCCGTCGCGCTCGGCGGGATTGGCATCCCGGGGTTGATCTCGCACGCGCCCGAATCGACGACCTTGCCACCCTCGAAGCGCACGACGCCGATCTGGACGCACTTGTCGTACCCAGCCTTGATCCCGGTGGTCTCAGTGTCGATCCATGCCGTCGGAACCTCGAGCCACGAATGGTTGAAGAATCGAATCATTACTGCACCACCGCAATTCCCGCGACGCGCGCGATCGATAGAAGGCGTGCACACTCGTGCGCCTCGCAGGCGGCCAGCTTTGGATCTCCCATGATGGCGAGCCGCTGCTGCCAGCCAATCACAAGCGCTGCCAGTTCCTTGCGCAGGGCGTTCGTCGAGAACTCCCAGGTGCGTGCGCGTGCGGGAAAGCCGAAGAATCCCATGATCATGCTGCCTTCCTGCGCTTCAGCGCGGCGATGGACTGCTCAATCGATTTGCCGTGAAACTTCATCATCGTGCTGACGGACGAAGCCGACACACCTTCTGCTTTGCAGACGTCCGCGAGCCACATTCGTTGACCTTGCCAGGTCACGAACTTGCTATTGCTTCTGTTCCTGATGCTCTCGCGTTCTAGAACCCAGCGAACGTTGCCGGGCTCATAGTTGCCGTCGTTGTCGATGCGATCCAGCAACCACCGTTCGTCTCCAGACGGAGGTCGCGGCCCTAGATCCAGCAGAAAAACTGAGAAGTCTCGCCAACGCGGATGGACGGAGATTCCGCGCCCACCATAGCGCGAATAGCGCTTGTTCCGCGGGTTGGTGCACCGGGCAACCATGGCCTTCCAAATCGCGTGTTCCGCAGGGAACCTCACGGTCAGACCTTCCTGTGAGAACGGTTTTCCATGACGCCTCGTCATGCCGCGCCCCTCATTTCCTCAGCCGCCAGCACATCCCGCGCGTAGGCTGTCACTCGGCACGCAATCGCGACGGCCATCGTCGACTGGCATTCGCACTGCCGGTAAAGCAGCACCTCGACACCGTCGTCCTGAATCTCACCGCCAGACGGTGCCGGCAGGGCCTCGTATTCGGCGTGCGAGTATTGGCGGCCGCAGCTGCACTGCTTGAATGGGGAGTGATTCACTGCACACCCCCGTCCGCATCGACGCAGATCCCGATGGGGCTCTCGCCGCACGCCACGCACCGCATCGAGCAACAGTCGTCTGCTGCGCTACACGCGGAACCCAGCTCCGAGCAGACCAACGGGTGAAGCCTCTGCGGGATGTCGCTGCAAGCCCAACCGTCGAAGGACAAGAGCAAGACCGCCACCAACGAGACCAGGCACCGACGGATCATACGGGCACCGCCTCGGAGGGCGTCGGGGTCGGCTTCTTCATGGACTCGAGTGACGCGACCAGCTTTTGCGCCATCGTCGCGGAGATCGATCCATCGGGATTCTGGACGGTCCTGATCAACATCAGGGTGCCGTCGATCGTCTTGTCGCGAGCGCTATCGAGCGCCACGATGATAGCCTTTTCTAGCTGATCCATCACGCCACCTCCGCGACCGGCAGCACGGGTGCCGCGGGAACAATCGTAGGCCGGGTGTGAACATCGAAACCCTCACACGGCGTCACGCACGAGAACTCGAGGTAACCCCACGAGCTCTGGCAGCATGCGTAGCTGCGCATGAATCCACTGCGGGCTCGCTCGCAGCCAACCACTGGGACACACGCGGTGCGCTCCGCAATCGCGATCCGAGCCAGCCTCACCTGTTCGGCCTGCTCTTCCGTCAGGCAGTCGTCGTCGATGGGCTCGCCACGGTCGAGGTTCGCGATCGCGACGTACCCGCCCTTGCGGAATTCACGAAGCGCCGCGTCCCAACCCGGAATCTCCATGCCCTGGGCGTCCGCGATGTCGCAACCGAGCCGATAGACCAGGTAGGTGTCGTCGGCGCGCAGCTCGGTCTCGCTGGGCTCGTCGCCATCGAAGCCGTAGTCGTGATCCCAGGGCTGGGGGCGGCTGCGCTCAACTCGAGCTGCGTCGGCCGCGTCCTCTCGGTCGAAGTCCCGGTTGTCGTGGTCGAACATTAGACCGTCCCCCAGACCAACCACACGTTGTGTGCGCCGCGATACCCGCGCTCGTTACGCACAATCTCTTGTGCCGTGCGCGCCGTGTTGACCACTCGCGACTTCTTGGGCGTGCGGACCGTCGAGCAGAACTTGCGCAGTGTGGTGTACCAGCGATCCGCCGAGTCACCGCATGCAGCGGTGATCATGATTTGCGAGCCGTAACACTCGATACTGTTGGCCGGGATGCCAAGCTGGCAGAGCTTGGCGCGCATCCGGTCTTGAAGCGTGGGGGCCATTACTTGACCCTCCGAGCCGGCAACTGGATGACCGGGGCCAATGCCGGAGTTTCCGAGACGGCGACACCCGGAACGTCAATTACACGCGATCGACGAAGCTTCTTCGGCAGCGTCTTGGGGCGCACTACCAGGATGACCCGCGAGTCATCTGGAACATCCACATACAGGGCGAGTTTTGCCATACCCTGCTGAGTATGTTTACTTTTGCAAAACTTTGCAAGGTCAAAATATCAAAATCGACAGACCCCTGCTCAAGTGCCCAGAAGAACGCCCTTTATTCGTGGTCGCCCACGGCCTTGAGCTTGACCGGCTTATTTACCCAGACCGGCTCGTCTCCGGGCCCACACATCAGCCAAGTGGGGTCTACTCCAAGGGCGTCGGCCAGCTTGATCAGCGACGGGACCGCCATCCCTTTCCACTTGTCGTATCCCTTTTTTGCTTTCGCGTCCTTCGCGTCGCTAAGCCATTGGCTAAAGGATCCGCCGTTGATTCCGGCAAGTTTTGCAAGTCGCGTCTGTTCGCCGCGCTCCCTGATGCCGTACGCTTTTCGGAGCCGAATCGGAAACCGTTGCCAGCAGTCGGGCAACACGACATTGCGCCGCGCACCCTTGCTCGCCTTGGCTTTCGGGTCCTTCGTACTTCCCACAACGTAAAAATGCGGTTGTTTGCTCATGGAAACAAGCGGGCTAATTTTGTTGTTGCAAAACTTTGCTCTTGCAAACATACTGTCAAGGCATGGCTAGTACCAACACGGTGCCGTACGACTCCCTTGGGCGCCATCTGTTCCTGAGGGAATTGGGCGATCTGAAGCGCGGTAACCAGAGCAGGACCGCAGAATCGTACGGGATCAACGCGGGCACATTTTCTCAGCTGCTGCGCGGGCGCATTGAAGTGGGCCTCAATACCGCGGTGAAAATCGAGCAGAAAACCAACGGCCGCGTACCGGCTAGCAGCTGGAGAAAACCGGCGCCGAAGCCGCCGCGCAAATCCCCTAGCCGCCCACCCGTCAAGAAGGCCTCCTGAAACCATGGCCCACACTAGCTCCATCCAACGCCCCTCCGGACTGAAAGCAATGTCAGCTTCGAGCCTGTAACCGCGCGATCTCGCATCACCAATCCCCGTTGACACTCGCCTGCCGGTCCCCCTCCGCCTGGCGGGACGCGTTTAATCTGAGACTGAGACATTCCGCAACACTGAGACGCACCTGCACTGAACGAGAACGCAACAATTAACCGGCACGCAGATCACGGATTATCAGTATGCAGCACCAAAACAGCCAGTCCTGTCGTCGCCCTTGGGTGGCCGGAAACGCTGCGCGGGCGTCCATCGACGTGAACAGCACTTCGAGGTGCAGATTATGTTGATTGGGGGTGCGTTGTGACTGCAAGCGCGGCCGTTTCTGCAGGCGCGATGGATATCTTGGAGCCGCAGCACGTGCTCAAGGAGACGGGCTGCAGGACCATCCGCATGGCGTGCAAGATGATCCGGGAAGCGGGCGGCTGGAACCGCGGGTTTGGTTGGCGAATCACGAGGGAGAGGTTCAACAAATGGCTAATCGCACGGGAATCCCAGGGGCGTTCCAACTCAATGGCGTCTGGTACATCCGGACCGACCCTGTTACCAGGCGGAAGCTCTCGTCGCAGCTCCGCGACGCGAAGGCGTTCAAGCTCTGGCATGCCGGACGACAGCGAATTGCCGCAGATCCGCGAAGCCAAGCCGCCGCGTCCACGACGTGCGAGTACTGGGGCCGCCGTCTCCTAAAAGCCAAGCAGGACGCGCGAGCGTCGGAGACCGCCGTTTTCTACGAGCGCAAGCTGCGCCAGGTCCTTCGGTTGCTCGGACGCGATCGCCCCATCGGCGAGGTGACCCCCGATCTGGTCGACCAGGTTATCGAGCAGCGCCACGCAGAGGGCGTATCGAACATCACAATCGGTCATGAGCTCACCGTCATTGTGCAGATGTGCAAGCAAGCTCGACGCGGTGGAGCTTTTGCCGGTGACGTGGATGCCCTCAAGCCGGTTGGCTTCAGCATCGGCTATGTGCCCCGCACGCGCTGGCTGACTCGCGACGAGGTACAGAAGCTGCGCGCCCGCATGCCGGCGTGGAAGTTCGCATGGGTGGCTCGTGCCATCACAACGGGATCACGCGCTGGCGAGACCGATCGCTACCGCACCGGCGACTTCGACAAGGACCAACGCCTGGTGCTGGTGCGAGGCACCAAGACCAAGAAGAGCTTCGGCGTGCTACCCGTCTTCGACGAGGTGTTCGGCGACCTACTAGACGTTGCCTTTGACGCGACCCCGCAGGCCTGGCCACGGGCCTCCAAGGAATTGCCCCAATGGTGCGCCAAGGTTGGCATTCCAGCGGCTTCGCCGAACGACTTGCGCCGCACGTTCGGGTCCTGGCTCAAGCAGGCGGGCGTGCCCGAGGAGATGATTCGGGACCTGATGCGCCACACAACGGTGAACACCACGCGGATGGTGTACGCCCAGGACCAAGCCCTGGCGCTTCGGTCCAGGGTCACAGCCAGCCTCACGGTCGCCGGCGCGGCCCTGTCGATTGCGCTCGCCACGGCATCTGTCCCAGAAACGTCCCACACTGAACAAGAAGGAAAGGGAAACGCGTTCGGCGTATACGACGATTCTAGCAGGAATCCTGCGGCAGTGGCCCCTGTCGGGGTCGAACCGACACTCCCTCTCGGGAAGAGGATTTTAAATCCCCCGCGTCTGCCATTCCGCCAAGGGGCCAGAACCGCTGGACTATCCCACATCGGCTGCGAAGAAAAGGCCGGCTGTGGAATAACGGCGGCATGCACGAGACGAAGAAGCATCCTCCGTTGCCGTTGA